TGCTGCCGAAACGGTAAGGCGAAGCGCGCGGCGTGCTGGAGTTGCGCGGGCTTCGCGGAGAAGCCAAGCAAGAAGCAGTTTAAAGATTGGCAAGACAGCGTAGTGTCACGACATACTTCATGTACGCTGGTGGGCAGCGAACCACTAGAATCGCCACAGCTTACGTCATGCACGAAATGTGGCGGCGTAGGTGCCTCAGAATCCCTCGTGTTTAATGTAGCGTCACCTGCGCAGCTCAGCGTCGTGCTCTACGAGCTACTTCGTCTGCCCGCGCGTACGAAAGATGGCAAGCTGACAACCGACGAGCGTGCGCTCAAGTCATTGCTTGCGGAATGCGGCGGTAAGCCCGAAGCGCGTGAGCTGATCCAAAGCCTGTTGCGCCTCGGCAAACTCGACACCATCGCAAGCATCTTGGAGCGCATCGCGCCGGGCGACGACGGACGCATTCGCACAGTGTATAACCCGGCAGGCACAGAAACAGGACGCTTCGCCAGCTCTGAAACCTTTTTGGTGCGCTCAACGAATCTCAGTAACATGCCGAAGCGCGAGGCCACGGAGCCGATGTTCGATGTGAGGCGATGCTTTATACCGGACCCTGGGTGCGTGTTTGTCGAGGCCGACTACAGCGGCGCGGAAATGTGGATTGCTGCTGCATGTGCGCAGGATGAGGAATGGCTGCACATGCTGCGCACGGTGCCCAAAATCCATCGCTGGCACGCGATGCAACTGTTTGGGCTGGCCGAAGCAGAGGTCACCGAGCAGGAATACATGAAAGCGAAAACCGCTGGATTTGCGCTTAACTATGGTATGCAGTGGAAAACTTTCATGGAAAACGTGAATGCGGTGGCGGATCGCACGGGCGTAGCGATTACCGCGCGTGAGGCGAAGCTGCTTTGCACAAGATACGTCAATCGCGTACATCCGTCTCTGCCGCGTTGGTGGGACGCGTTGCTCGGCGAGCTTGTGCGCACTGGTACATTGACAACATGCTTTAGCAGACGTCGTACGTTCTACGGACGGAATCGGGGCGTGCGGCTGGGCGAGACGCATCGCGAAGCGATTGCGCATGAGCCGCAAAGCACGATTGCGGACTTGCTGAATCGCGGCTTGCTGCGCTGGTGGCGGCAGCATGACGGGCATGTTGGCCTGCTGCTTGCACAAGTCTACGATAGCTTGCTAATCCAGGCGCGACGCGAGCAGGCGCAACTCTGCGCTACGCTTGTACGGCGGTGCCTCACGGAGGAAATCGAAGTGCACGGGATACGCTTGACGGTGCCGGTGGATGTGAAGGTGTTGGAGAGCTGGGCGGTACGCGCGGAGGCGCAAACATGTTAGTGATAATAACTATTTTTGCAGTGCTTGTGGCGCTTATCGCTGTAGGCGTTATGCATCAAACGCTAGACGACTTCGACAAGCTTAGTCGCGCTGTTGATCCGGATGTCGACATTTTTGCGACACTGCTTGTGCGTAGGTGGAGTCTGTATTACCGTGGTGGGCATTGGTCGGTAGGTGATGAAACAGGCGATACGCCAGAAGAAGCGTGGCGGCGTGCAACTGCTGTATGGGATGCGCGCCACGCCGAGAAGCAGACCAATGTGTGCTAACGGCAGCTTTTTTGTTGTAGGAATGGCGTTTGGTATAGCTATCAGTGCTATATTGGGCGCTGAGAGGATATGGAGGATGTGGACATGGGAAGCACGGCAAGCACGCGCAGATAAGCGCCGCATACAGCGTTTGGCGGCGCCTTATATCCGTGCAGGACTTTCGCCAAGGGCTGCGTTTGACAAAGCGTCAGACGAATTGCGCGCTCAGGCTCATCTCACGAGATTCTAGATTTATGAACATCGCTCCTTTGCGCAACATGATCCTTGTCAAGCTGGAGGATGCGCCAGAGCCAGCACGCGCGAGCGGCATCGTCGTGGCGCGCTTGGAGCGTGAGCCAAGTTGTCACGCCGTTGTGCTCGCGATTGGGCCGGATGTGCGCGAGACGCGCGTCGGCGCGCACGTTGTAGTCAGTCGGCTGCAGGGTATCGAAATTGCTGGGCAAGTGATGCTTCAGGAAAGCGCGGTGCTGGCATACTTGGAGGACGCATGACCGACCACAAAGGGCCGGAGCCTGTAACGCGGGCGCCCAAAGCGCCGATGACGAGGGACGAGATGGATCGGCTGGCCGAGATGCAGCGCCTTCGGAATATGCCGGATAAGGACCACATCTGCGGCGAGGGTTGCTACCTCGTACAGTGGCCGTGTGCCATTGCTCGCCTGCTCGTCACAGCTATGACGGCGCTAGAAGAACGAGACAACGCGCGAGCGGGAATCCGCGAACTCATCGCGCAAAAGCAGTTCGTGGTGGAACGGCTCGACAAATACGAGCACCGCCGTCAGTGGGTTCCGGACATGGCGGAAAAGCTTTATTCCGAGTCGGGGACCTTCGGGGATGGAATAGAAAACGCGACGATCACGATTACCGCCGATGATCTGAATCGCGCTCTCGCTGCAAAAAGAGACCCGCAGACTACCCTACACCGTCCCGAAGTCACGGACGCGCGGCGCTTCAGTAGCGACACGATGCTTCAACGGTTGGGCGATGTGGTCTACAGCGAGTTGGGCACCCGCGATCCAGCAGCCGTGCGCGAATGGATCTGCGATGCTCGTCTCGCCGCCCTCCGCGCGCCGGAAGTCGGGGACGCGCAACTACGTAACTCCGACATGGCAGAACGTGTTTGGGATGCTATCGCCGCCGCCGACCGCTCGGCCCCACTCGATGGTCATAAGATGGCGAAGGAGTTGGCGGCACTCGACACCGAGGATGCTTTCGATTGGAAGTTTGGTGGCGACGGAGATAATGGCGAAATGCTCGCGGAACTCTGTGACAGATGGCTCGCCTCCCGCTCGACGCCGGAGCCGACCGCCTTGCCCGATGATGTCGAGTCTTTGCTGATGGAAGCGGAGGCGATGGCCTACTACGCTGCAGGCGACCTAGGGCTGGCCGCGAGAATCCGCGCCTTTGTGAATGCCCACCGCGACAACGATCCGTGGCGGGATTCGCAGCGCTTCGTTCCCACACCAACAGGGCGTGAGGACGCGAAATGACTGACAGCATGAACCCATCCGACGCCATCAAGACGATCCGCCGTATCGCGGAGCTATATCGCGGTTACCGCAGCGCAATGCGCCACGGCGAAACGCTGCACGCCAACGACATCGGCGACGATCCCGAGCAGCTCGAACGCGCCGCCGAGTCCCTCGACGCGGAAGCGCAGGCATTCAAAGAGGTCGAGTGCTCGCTTTGCGGCGGCGATGGTTGGTATCACGACCACGCGCTTGCCCCCAGCCACCGAGTGACATGCACTCTGTGCAACGGCACAGGCAGGCTTCTCGCCAGACCTGTTTCGCAATCAGCGGGACGTGGCCCTTCCTCGGAGGATGCGAAATGAGCGCCTCAAGCGAAACCGCTCGCGTTCCGTTCTGCCCCCGTTGCCTGGCATCGCCAGCAGCGTACCGCGTCTACCGCGAAGAAACGGAAGGCGGCTCACAGATCACCGAATGGCGCTGGCCGTGTATGGGCTGCGGCGCGGAAGTTTTTATCTCGGGCATCGACAACACAAAGTGCGCCAAGAAGGGTGCCACATGAAGGCGCGCAAGCTCGTTCGGTTCAGCGACGACCTCCCCCGTCGGCACTGGATTGCCCGACAACTGCTGCCCGGCACGTCACTTCGCAGCTACGCGGAAGAAGGGGCCATCTCGCACCTGGTGTCCTTCGCCGCTGCGGCAATCGACGCGTGTGGTATGACGCGAAAAGAAGTCGCTGAGCTGCTCGGCACAACGAAGGGGAACGTGAGCCAGCTACTCAACGGGTCGCGCAACATGACAGTCAAATCGTTCGGCGCGCTTCTCTGGGCGTGCGGCTGGGAAGTGGACGCGATCACCGTCATTCCGGTCGGAGGAAGGACGCAGATACGGCGTCGTCGGTCACCGACTGGAGGCAGAGCATGACGTGGCGCCAGTGGTGTCGCCAGTGGTGGCACCACTTCGTGTTGACGCGGCCTTGGCCGTGGCTCTGCCTCGTTCGCGGCAAGCACTGGTATCGCGCTGCCAGCATTCAATCCATCCCCATCTGCGGTCGCTGTGGCCGCGCCGAAGTGAGGTTCCTAACGTGAGCAACTTCGAGCGCGACAATGCGCATGGCGGGCGCTTCAACCCGTCGCGCGACCAAATCAAAGCAGCCGAAGCTGGGGACGAGCCGAGAGTGACATGCGTTCTGACGCGACGCGAAGCGACCGCTCTGCTTCGCATGGGGCTGACTCGTGAAGGCTTCTTTTTCTCCAATCCGCCCAGCTTCAATAGCGTCGATTTCGGCAACGCTGTCTCGAAGCTCCGTCGCGCCGCCTCCCGCTCGACGCCGGAGCCGCCCGAGCATGTGCGATTCGTCCGCATTGCGGCCGAGATGGTCGAGCAATTACGGGCGGAGTCGTCGCGGCCCATCACCCTCCAGATCGAAGAACGCGAGCACGGCGAACTGTCCTTTGTCGCGACTCGTCACGATTGCCCCTCACCAACAGGACAGGGGCCTTCCGATGCCTGACCTCAAGCACTGTCTCGGGTGCCGCGACGATTTCTATAACGACAAGAACCCGCTTGGCGTGAAGCGGTGCTGGTCGTTCGAGAAAGCGCAGATCGTGGAGCGTTGGCGCATTGGTACGTGGGTGCAACCGGACTCCGTAGACTGCTTCTCGAAGGTGACGACGCACGACTGCCATCACGAGCCGGGGCAGTATGCTTTCTACTCGGAACTGCCTGAGCATCTGAGACGGGTGAGCGTCGAGCTTTGGGTAGACGACGTGAAGCCACAAATGGAGAAAAGAATGGTTGACGGAGCCTATTCAGCGTGCGCTGGATCGGCGGCGACGCGACCAGCGCGCGGCTTACTACTTGTGCGCCCTGTCGAAACTGATGAAACGCTACCTGGCGGGCGCATTCTGCTAACGCACGACGCGCGCGAGCGCATGACCGCAAATCAATGCGAAGTGCTCGCGGTCGGAAATCGCCCGCTGTGCGATGAGCGCGATGCAGACAACGAAGATTGTATGCGCGCCCACGAGTGGGAAGATGCGCATACGCGTGTGCATCCCTGCAAGGTGCACGTCGGTGACTGGCTGCTTGTGACGCCACGCAGCTTTGTCGCTGGCCCAGAGCCAGAGCGCTTGGAATGGTACGTGCATCAGGACGCAGTGCTGGCAATTCTTTCAGAGGAGAACGCATGACGCAGCAAATTGCGCGAGTTGTGGCGGTTGTACTTGGGCGTTTACGCTGTGCGCTTGGTGGGCATCAGTGGAAGCGCGCGAAGCGCACAACCGATTCTGGCGTTGGTACGCGAGCCTGCCGTCGCTGTGGCGAACTGCGCTTTGTGATTTTACGCGCGGTGTCTCGCACGACAGCAAGATGAGCGCCGAAGGAATACGCGCCGCCATTGCAGCGGGCACGCTAACGCGAGAACGCGCGTGCGACGGCAAGGTGCGCTTCAGCAACAGTGACCGTGCAGAGAAAGCACGTCACGACATAGAGGCGCGTTACGGTGAGCCAGGTAGCTTACGGAGCTATCCGTGCCCATTTTGTCTCGGCTGGCACTTTGCGCGTGCTACTGCGCCAGACCGACTTGCTGACCAAGCAAGCGCGCACTAACACGCTTGATTAGCGGGCGCGCTGCCACACCCCGATACGTGTAGAACAGATCGTGCATCAACACCGTCAAATCAGCGGGGTCGGTCGCACCCTTCATGAACAGGTGAGTCAGCTCATCAGCTTCTTGTTGCGACATGCGCAGCGCGCTTTGTGCAGTCGTGCGCAAAGCGCTTGCGGCGGCAACTGCCGGAGTACCGCGCACGCTGGGCAGGCTCCCTTCGCTCAGCTCTTTGAACGGCTGAGTAGTGATATTCCGTGCGAGCCGGACGACTTGCCCGGTGCGATCACTGACGAGTGCTTGGCCAGCGACCAAGCGCGAAAAGCGCTCGGCAGGTCCAACGGCGCCATAGAACATCGCGCGCACCTGTGCATCACGCGCGGACGGCTCACCGAATAGGCGACCGCCCATGCGCCGCGCTGCACTTGCTGGCTTCGCGCTAATCATGCGCGTATACGCTTCGCGCGCGTAGCCAATGCGCGCGAAATCGCGGTTTGCTAGACTCAATTCCGTCATGTGTCGTGTAATAGCTTGCGGCGTCATACGCCACATCTTTGCGCCAAGCTGCACGGATTCGCGCGCTGACTCAGGGCCTTCGTATGTGGTCAGGGCGCGGTCATATGCAGGAACCTGCGTGCGCGCCTCCGCGATAATTTCGTCGCGCATGGCGAACAGCGTGCGACCTTTTTTGGCTTTGAGGCGCTGGAGCGCGCTAGGCGACAAATTCGGGTTCTTAGCGAGTAGCTTTTCTTCGATGATCGCGTCGAGTTCGCGCTTCATGCCGTCGATGCCACGTACAGGCAGCTCAGTGGGTGGCGGCGCCTCGCCCGCAAGCCGTGCAAACTCACGCGCGCGCTCTGGCGACATACCCATTGCGCGCGCCTGCTGAAAAGCTTTGCCGCGCGCGAGCCCAGGCACAGGCAGGCCATGCCCTGTACCGGCTAGTGCCTCGTCGCGCACATCCCGCGCACCGCGTTGATACGCCGCACGCAGCGCGGGGTGGCGCAAGAGGCGTGACAGACGTGGAGTAAGCTGCACGACTTTCTCAAATGCTTCGTCGTAGTGTGGCTGCGCTGCGCTGATCGCGGTTTTGTGTAGCATATCTTCGACATCGTATATATTCGCGAGCCCAAGGCGCTGTGGCTGCACAGCGTGCTGCAAGAATGCAGCAATAATGCGATCAGGCTGCTGCCCACGAAGCTGCTTGAGCTTTTCGAGCGATGCGGTTGTCTTGGGAGAGCGCATTTTGTATGCGGCTCCAGCAAGATCGGCTGTGGCATCGCCGCCTACGGTAAGCACAGTCGGCAAAATGCCTTGCGCCTGAAGCGTAGCGACGCGCGCCGCAAGTTGCTCAGGCGTCGTGATGCCGTCTGCAATTAGGCGCTGTACAAGCTCCTCGCGGGCGCGCGCTTGCGGTGTGACACTGACAAGCTCACGGCGCGTAACGAAGCGCGTTGTGCGCTCGACCGCACTGATAGTGGCGCCACCGAGCGTCGTGCGCGCTAATGCGCGCGCAACGGGTGCCGCGACGAAGCGTCCCGCGCCACCAAGCACCAAACCACCTGCCGCGCCGAGCCCAGCGCCTGTAAGCGCACCCCACGCACGATCACCAAGTTCGCCGTCTGTGCTTCCTGCGCCAGCGACCGCACCAAAGCTTGCAGCGGTTGCGGCGCCACGCAGAATGCCTCCACCTGCAGCAGCACCCGCGCCTATGCCTGCGGTCAGCGCGCCTCCGGCGAGTTGCGCCACAAAGTTCTCCTTGCCGTGGAGCGATGCCCACGCCGCATACTCCTTACGAAACTCTTCTGTGCTTTCGCGCGCACCTTGCCCACTGAGCGCGTGTAGTAGCGGAATGATGGTCTCGTCGCCCCAGCCAAATGTTGCGCCTTGAAGCAGCGCCATGCTGACGCCCTGCAAATGGCTGGGCAAGAGCGTGGCGCGTGCAACCTCGTCGGGCGTCGCGTTGACGTTGACCGGCGGCAGCGCCGTAAGCGGCTTTCGTTCCTCCATGTCGAGGAACTGGTTCACGGCGGCGTCATCACCGCCGTGCAGCCGAATGCTTTTGACTTGCGTGTCAAGATAGCGCAGATAAAACGGCGAGGCGGCACGGCCCGCGAAGCGCGGGCGCGCCGGGGGCCGCACGGCGTTGGGCAACGGTGCTGCAGGTACCAGTCCAAGCCCTGTCGAATCGGTCGGAATTGGATTGCTCATGGACGCCCGCTAAGGCGCGACGCAAGCGCCGGGTCAAGATTTGTGGCATCACCAGGCGTCAATGAAAGGCCCTGCTGTTGACGGTACTGTGGCGATGCTTCATACTTTTTAGCAAGTGCTGCTTGCGCACGAATGATACTAAGCACGTTCGTTGGCATTCCAGCTCGTGTTGCTGCATCAAGCAGCCCAGCGGTGACCTCGGTAGGCTTCGCGCCACTCTGTACAAGTAACACAAGTGCGTGACGCACCGCACGTTTCTGTTTGTATGTTGCTTCGTCATCGCCGCGCTGATCGACCACAGTGTTTTGGAACAGTTGCATCTGCGTGTTTGACGCCGTGGTGCCGGTGACGTGGAGTGCGTACGCCTGTGCGAGCAATTGATAGCCTTGAATGATTTGGCGCTCTCGCGGCGCTAAGTGTGGGTTAAGTGCCATTACCGCGAACGGGTTGCCGGAACGTACAAGCGTGCCTCTTATCGTGATCGGCACACGACCGCCTTCGTTCGCTGCGTCAATCAGCGAGTTACCGAGCGCCATTTGATCGCTGATGCTCTGTGTTTGCTGTGCGGCGGCGCCTCCACCGGCAGCTTGTCTGGCGCCGGGCAGTCGATAGTTTTCTGGCACGTCTGCTGGGCGCGTGCGTCCAATGATTCGATAAGCGTCGCCTGCGGTGCCGCCACCTTGCAAAATCGCGGTAAACTGTGCACGCCGCGCTGGATCGAGTTCTAGTTCGTCTTGGCGCAAGCGCGCCATAAGCTGTTCGTTTTTGATTTGCAATCGAACAAGCGTGGGCTGCGCGAGTGCGGTCGCAGTTTGTGCCGCCTCGGTGTGTTCGCCGACGCGTGCGCGCACTTCCTCGGCGCGTCGTTGTGCGCTGGTTGCGAGCGCCTGCTGTGCGTTGCCAAGTTGTGCATCGAACGCTTCGGCAATGTAGGGTGCGAGCTTATTATTTTCGCTCATCGCGCGCTGACGCGTTTCAGCGTAGACACTCGGCGTGATGCCGCCCGGCGCACCGAGTATCGCCTGCACATGGCGCGACGCAATTTCGCCTGCGTCCACGCGCTGCTGCTGAAGCTCGATGTCTTTGAGCTTCTTGCGCAGATCGGCAGCGGCGCCCGCGCGTTCCTGCGTGTCTGTCGCGAGCTGAGCGGCGGTGCGAAGCTTTTCCTGTTCAAGCTGCTGTCTGCGTATTGCAAGCTGCTGGCGTCCATGCACAATCGCGAGTGTTAGCTCCGCGAGGCCGTGTAAGCTGCTTTCTTTCTGTGGTGCGAGCTGTGGCGGACTGATTGACGGAAACTGGATTGGCGAGGTCACGTAGGTGCGCCTCCGCCGCCTCCGCTGGCAAACAATGCCATGACAAGTTGCATGATATCGCCGAATGTGCCCTTGTCTTGCTGCACCGGGAGCCCGAGTGTCGCCTGCCCACTCATGCCGAGCAGTCCCGCCATGAGCTGCGCGCGCTGATTTTGTGCGCCGAAGATGCGCTCCCATTGGCTTGATCCAGCCTGGCCTGCGAGTCCGCCAAGCACCCCTGCGGTCTGTGTACGCATATTGAACAGGTTGCGTAGAGCTTCGCCGCGTAGGATCGCGTTCCCTGAGCCAAAGCGTCCACCCTGCTGATTCGCCATCGACACATCGCGCTCAAACTGCGGCCCCGTGCCCGTCAGCATACCTTCGAGAATGGGGCGCGCGAAATCGAATGTGCTCATTTCCGGCGAGGGCTTGTCGAGGAAATCGTTTACGCGATTCGGCCCACCGCCGTAGAAAAAGTTTGCGCCCGCGCCACCCTGATCGAATGCGCCGGGCGACAGAAGCTGCATCAATAGGTTGATGTTCTGGCCGCGCAACCCGGCTATGTCGGGTGGTACAATGGCGTGGTCGCCTCCACCGAACAACCAGTTATAAACGCGATTCGAGATTCCGCCAAAACCGCTGGTGTTTTCGCGACGAGCCATTAGATGCGATCCGCCAGTAGGCGTAGCGTCGTCACGTCATGCCAACGTCCTTCGGCGTCACAATAAGCGCGTTCGCGACGACTCCCATGTCGGTCGCCGCCTTCGTACGCGAAGCCTAGTTTTCGCCGCACAAACCCTGTCAGTACAGCCATGTGTTCGGGCGCCTCGAATGTTAAACGTTGTAGGCCCAGCTCAACGAAGCAACGTCGTGCAAACTCGCGCAGCAACAGCGTTTTGCTAGCAAGCTCATCGTCGAAAAACACGAACTGCCAACGCGCGTCTACAAACGGCACAATATGGTCCAGCATCAAGATACCTATGAAGGCGTCATTTTGCCAGACTTCCCATGCCGCATTGGCAGGGTCGGTCAGGGTGCGCGCGATCAGCGTTTGTGGGTCGCCGGAGCAAGCAGAAAGCAGGAAGCGCTCAGGGTTGGTGGCGCAACGCGCTAGAATCGTGTCGTTCTTGTGCGTGGCGCCGACGAAGGGACGGTAGGGAACGACGAGGTATGGTGCGACGCTAAAGATCATCGAAACGTCCAGCAGCCACTACAACGCAGTGTGCTGTCGTGCGCCATATAGCAATCTTGGCAAGGCGGAGGAAGTGTAGCGTCGCTGGGTCTGGGCCAGCGCGCGTCTACGCGTGTACCTGGTGCCTGAAACGACACGTTTGCGTCAAATAAGCATGCAGCGCATGTGTCACGAGAGTTCTGTGACCCAAAATGTTTAAGATTCATTTATCTAACGAGGCGCCTGGATGATACCAATACCACCAGCCGGGCCCAGACGCGGCAGGTCGAGCGAAAACGAATTGCTCCAGCGTGCAAACACCTCGTTGAGCCGACACACGCCAAATACGTCGTGCCCACAAAGCAGCCCGCCAGGCGCGAGCTTCGGCACCAACAACTCGATTTCGCGTGCGACGTGCTCTTGCTCGTGGTTTCCGTCGAGCCACGCAAAGTCTACGCTTTCGTTTTGTAGCGTAGGAATCCAATGAAGCGAGTCATCGAGCACGACACGAAATGCGACGCGCGTTGCTGCGATCTCTCGAAGCGCGGCGCAAACCGCGTCATCGGTGAGCTGCGCGCGCTCCGCGTCAATTTCGCAGACAGTCAACGAGGTTGCGTGTGGAAGCCATGCAAGCGCGCGCGCAAGACGCTTACTCGTGAAGCCCTGAAAGCCGCCTATCTCGATGGCGACGTGCGTGTCGTTTGCGAGTACCAGCGAGCGCAGCACGTCCGCGACCCACGGCTCGGCGCTGCCCGCACGCCAATCGGTCGCGCGAAAGATGCTGAGCAATTCACGCACGGAGACGGCAGCATCTAGTGCAGTTATCGCCACGGCTCTGCTTCTGGCTCTATGTCAATGATGCTGATTTCTGCGCGCGGCTTCCACACAAATTCTGCGCCGCGCAAACGCATATTAAAGCTCATGTGCGCGTCCCAGCAGAGGTCGTGCGGGCCTGCGCTCCACGGGCGCTCAGCGATGACATGGCGCCGGAACACGCCGCCGTGTCCGCCACAGTAGCCATCAGCTTCGCCGTTGTTGAGCGAAATATGCTGAACGCCTACAAGACACGCAGCACAAGAGTGTCCTGAAGCTTTTGCACCGCACTTACACGGCAGCGAACGCACTGTTTTACGGTTCGGCACCAGTACATCCCAACGCTCGTTGAGCACTTCGCGCAGCTCCGTCAAGAAGTGCGGCGCGAGTATATGATCGTCACAGAGATATACGAGCGTATCTGCGTGTGTCGCAAGCGTACCCACATCACGCTTCACGAGGGCGTCGATTGTGGTGCCGAGCATTGGTACGACATGGAGGTAACGCAGGCGACCTTCTATCGGCTCTGACTCAACCCAATCGCCCACGAGTACGACTTCGTTAAAGTCCTGCGCGAGAACGCTTGGCAGCACGCGTGCGCGCACCTGCGCCTTGCGGCGCTCACTCGCGATGACGATGCACGCGACTTCGCGGTTCATTTCGCTTCCTCGCCGCGCCGCGCAGCGTAGACCGGCGATGATAGCGTAACTCCGTTTTCTGGCGTGGTGATCCACAGCATACTCTGTGGGCGCTCAGGGCGGAAGTTCGACAGGAACGCGAATTCGTCGTAGCCCATGACAGAGCCGCACACAATCAAGCCGTTCGTCGGCAGGAACAGCGTGCGATGAAAGTGCCCCATGACCATGATGTCAAATGGGTGTCCTGTGACAGCATCGCGGCGCATCTTGCGGTGAACGCCGAGCAGCAACGGTGCCATTTCGGCGCTGATACCACCGCCGCCGCGAAACTGGTCACCGTGCGTGAGGACATAGCGTGTGTCGTATACTTGAACACGCTCATCGGCAGACGGCGACACTGTGACCGCAACACGCGCGTGCTTGTTGTATTCGCGCGCCAGTAGTCGGTATGTTAAGTAATCGTAGTTGTCTATGACGCGACGTTTCGACAGTGGCTTCCGCGTGCGACGCGTGTGGTTCCCGACGACACAAGCAATGTTGACCTTGCCGAATTCCTGCGCGAGCATGTTGATGCCCGCCTCCATTGGTTCAAGCAGACTTGTAATGCTGTCGGCGATGCCGACCGCGTTGGTTTCGCGCAACTCGGCGTGAATTTCGCCGGAGTGCATGTCGCCCGGCAAAAAGAGTTGGAGCCCGTCGTACTCGACGCCCGCGAAATAGCTGCGCGCAATCTTGATGACGGACTCGAAGGTGTAACGCAGGCGGCGTTCGGCTATCGCGAGATCATATGCGTTGATGCCGTTGATTTCCTCAGCGCGCACCACGGCGCCCCAATGAATATCGCTGAGCGCGAAGCATAACACGCCGCGATGTTTAGCGTCGGACTGCTTGGGCGCCGCCCATTTTGGCGGAGCGAGTCGCGCCTTGTTTACGACTTCGTATACGCCAAGCAGCTTACGGGCTTCCGCGAGCGCTGCGGCCTGCTCACGCACTTCTGCGCGGAGTGTGCGGTTTTGGCGCGCAATCTCTTGATTCTCGACAAAGCGTGCGTGTGCTCGATCATCTGCATACGCTTCGAGAGTGCGCGTCACGGCGTGTCGTGCCGTCCAGCGGCGTGCAGCGTCAGGTCTCTGTCGGTGATTCTTGCGTGATGCTCCTCGGTCAACCACGAGAAGATAACCGCGCGTGGGACTTTGCGCTCGCGCGCAGCGACAATTTGCTTGCGGATGCTAAGATCGAGTTTGCACACAGGGCAGTTGGCGCGGCGTTTATCGCGCGCGAATTGCTCAAGCGAACGAGCGGCGACTCTGTCAACTAGCTTTGGCATATAGTCACGGGTTGTATGGTAGGAGACGATGTTGTGCAGTATTTGCGCCAACGCGCATTAGCGCGCCTCCAGAAAAATTGATGCAAATGCCGGATCAAGCACACCGTCGCCACCTTGCCCTTGCAGACGAATGTATATATCTGTGCGAGCTGACGCCAGTAGGCTCGTCCACGCAGACACAGCAAATCCAAGCACATTGAGCGGGACGCCTGGACCGCTCGCTGCTGATAGAAATGTCCACGCAGACAAGTTTGTTGACCATTGCGCAGAAAGCTTTGAAGTCGATGCGCCGACGACCAAGCACTGCACAACCATACGACATTCTGTAACCGCGCTCAGGTCCGTACGTAAGCGGGCGCGCGCGCCAAATGGCTCGCTTGCCGCGCTCGGCATGTTCGTGAATGCAACATTGACGCCCGTGGGCGGGAGCAGCGGAATTAGTCGATACGCACCACCGCCTCCGGTTGGGCCAGTTGCTCCGCTGGGGCCTGTATCTCCGCTTGGTCCTTGAATGCCCTGAATTCCTTGTGAACCCTGAGAGCCTTGCGGTCCTGTAGCGCCGCTAACTCCCGCGCTGCCTGTGGAGCCGGTTGCGCCGCTGGCACCAGGTGGGCCGGTCGCTCCACTCGTCCCAGGAGCGCCAGTGACACCCTGCGGACCTGTAACGCCAGATTCGCCCTGTACACCCTGCACGCCTTGAATGCCCTGCACGCCTTGAATACCTTGCGGACCAGTAGCGCCGCTCGGCCCGGCTGGACCAGTTAGTCCTGTCGTGCCGCTGCCACCGAGCGACACCAATCGCAGGCACGTTGTGTTAGACGCCACAGCCAGCTCATCGAGCACAATATAATCTTGAGCAAATCCGCCTGAGACGCGCACAGCCACGCCCACCGTCGTGAAGCTCGCGCTCATAGCTGTAGCACTCGCACCAACGCCCAGCCTTGATCTGTGATTGTAGAGCGCACGTTGCCACCGAGCACCCAAAGACGCGATGTCGTAGAGCCGCTGCCGAGATTAACGCACAGGTCGCCGCTTTGCCCTGTCACGGACGAGTTAGGCGTTGCGGTCGGTGCGAAACTCGCGAGGCTGATGCTGGGCTGCTTCTCGATGTATTGCCATAGCACGCTAAGCCACGCGCCGAGTGGCCCTGTTACACTGGACGGCGGTGCTTGCAGTTTTTGCGGCATGTCTCAGCGCCCACCAAAGCGCATTGCGATGTGCAGTCGATGCAGGCGATATTGTTGGCCTTCACTCTCGACGCGAACAACTGGATAGCGTGAGGCTTGCCGTGTGTATGCAACTGCCTGCGACACGTTGCTGATCGAAGCAAACGAGACGAGCGTACCAGCGTCGAACGCGGCGCCCTGCGAGGGCGACGTGCGCACGGTGAGCGTGCTTGGGCTGGGCGCGGTGTAGTCAAGGCGGATTTCACTGATGGATTTCTGGACGCCTGGTGCGCCGCCTTCAAGCGGTGCGGACTCCCAAAAGCTCTGTACGGGATTCCCGTTGTCGGAGGTCGCAGCACTACTCAGCGAATAGATTGTGCCCGCGCTCGATCCCAGAAACACCGAGGCGCGCGCGTCACCTGTTCCAGTAATATCGTTCCATGACATGCCCGCGAGCTGGTTCCACGTACTGCCGGTGCTTTCGCTATAATCATCCCAAACTGATGCGCGCGAGTAACCGAACTGTGTGCTGAATCCGCGCGTTAGCGCAAGGTAGTCTGTGGTGCGTGAAAAGCTCTGCGGCGCCCACGCACCACTATCAAGGTGCAGAAATGCTGCGCGCGTTGGCAGACTCTCGTCATTCGCAATTGGATAGTAGAGCTGATATTGTGTGTTTATGGGATCGTGTACACCGAAGGCGCGCGTCGGCTGCACGATGGTGTCACGTAGTGTGCGATGAAGGCGTTGTCCAACTGGTTGCGCGGCACCGCCCTCTTTCGGCAGCAAGTATACTTGAAAGCCGCGCGCGACAAACAACACGCCCTGCGACGTGACCGTCGCGGTCCAGGGATACGGACAGCCGACTGTTGTGTCGAGCGGTGTGAACTGCCATATGCCGGGAAACTGTACAGGAACACCGTACCAAATTTCGTCGTCAAAAAACACCGCGACGCGGTTCTCCAGCGGCAGCATGCGCGTGATCGCGCCTTTGGCTGCAAGCAAATCCTCAAAGCCAGAGAGCCCGGTTGTCCAGTTGGAAGGGTTACCTCGATCACTCCAGCGCACGCGCTGCACTTCGGTGCCATCTGCGTCGGTGACGTTGGCCGCGAGCAAATAGTTGTCGAAGGCGGCAACACTTGTTGCACCAGGCGCGCCGGTCAACGTGCTGAACACACCTGTTGCTGCCGCCCAGCAATACAACGATTGACGGCTGCCCAGCGCGCCTACCGCAATGTTTTCGTCGATGTCAGCGTCGTAGATTTGCGTCCAGTCCCAATAGTTGGTGTCTGAACCTGCGGGTGGATCACTGAACCCCGCTGCGCTGACGTAGCTTGCGACGCTCCACGCAGGGTTGTTATACCATGCGATTTGCGTCGTGCCGCTCACTAGTGGATAATGCGCTCCGGCAACACTCACTATGTCTATGCCACCGAGCACACGCGCCGCCATAGGCTGCGGTGTGTTGTTCACAAGTGACAACATAGAGCGCGGTTCTAGCGCGCCGTCGCGCATAATGAAGTTGTCGGAATTGGGCGTGAAGCCGGGCGCCAAATTGGGCGGTGACTTCGATGTGTCGAGCCCCAGCGTCGGCTCGACGATCAGTGTACTGACGAGCGATTGCGACCGTAGCTCGAAGGGAGCGCCGAAGGGCGTGGTCACGCTACGATGCTAGAGGGCGCGATGGCCGATGGCGGCCCAATACAGCGAGGACGGGCTAGTCGCCGCGACGCCACCACCGTTGGAATCAAGCACCATAATGCCGCTAAAGCCGCTCGCAGTCAGGGACGTGAGATTGAACGCAACGTGCGAACCGTTTGTCGATGCAGCCGAGTTGCTGCGCAACGGAATTACCGACAGGAATGGCACGGTGCTGAAACCGCTGTTGGGAAACGTGACGAGGTAGTATTCATCTGAGGCGTTGACCGCGAAGCCTACTTCCATCGCCCAGCGCGCGCGCTGCGGGAACGTGATGTACGCCGAGGAGTCGATACTGAGACCCAAAGGGCCGGGGCCGAGGAGCACGGTGCCTGCCGAGCCCACACCAAACAGGCGACTTGTGTCGCTCGCGATCAGCATGCGGCCGTCGGTATCCGTCGAACTGGCGAGTGATTGCGCACCGAAGAACGGGCGCGCGGAGCCGTAGCGATGATAGCCTGTGTTTGTGGCACCCGATGACGGCCAGTTGTGCTCACTATCGAGTCCGGTACGAATATCCGTCTTGAGTGAGCGAATTCGGTTATCGCCGAGCCCGATGCTTTCCGCGCCCGCTGGGAATGTTTCTTGCCAACTGACTGTCGAGCCGCCAAGCGCCATAAATTACCTCGTAGGGTTTGCGCGGCGCGCGGGCCGCTTGCGCAAGTTAACGCCCTATGTCTACCAGCGCCACTGAGAGCGCGCAGCCTGCACGAGCAGCGGCAGATCGCGCCATAATGAGCCTTGCGGAGCCCAGCCAAGCGCGCGAAGCGCAGCGTCGTCTACAGCATAGCGCATGTCACAGGCTGGGCGCCCAGCCTCGCGAGTAGCCAGCGCTGCACCTGCGCCGTATGCCTCACGGATCGCACGCACCACGTCGCGCACGCTGGCTTCAGTGTTCCCGCCAATGTTGTAGACGCCGTACACAGGCCGGTCGAGCGTAAGCAGGATTGCGCTTACTGCGTCCTCAACCGCGAGCCAGCTACGTGTTTGCTCACCAGTGCCATGTATCGGAATTGGCTGGTCGCTTTGGAGACAGCGCAATGTCTTTGGGATCAGCTTTTCTGGGTGCTGACCGACGCCATAGCAATTCGTTGGGCGCAGGATTGCGTACGGGACACCATAGGTTGCGCCCCACGCACGCACAAGCAGATCGGCTGCGGCCTTCGACGCGGCGTAAGGAGAGGTTGGGCGAAAGGGCGAAGATTCAGACGCTGCGCCACCGCGCACAATCGCTCCGTATACCTCGTCAGTCGAGATAAGCACAAAGTGTGGCATGCCATGTTGTGCTTTGGCGCGCGCCAGCTCTAGCAGGTGCGCAGTGGTGCCGACGTTGTTCGCAACAAATTCCTCTGCCTCATTGAGCGAGTTGTCTACGTGAGTCGATGCTGCAAGATGTACGATAGCATCTACATCAGGCAGGCGCGCAAGCGTGTTTGCGTCCACGAAGCGCGATACGATGTGCGCAGGATATGTGGCGCACAGCTCTGCAAAACGAGCTGGGTCTGCCGCATATGTTAGCGCGTCTACTGCATAAACATGATCGCCGCGCGCGGCTAACGCGCGGACAAGGTGTTGCCCAATGAAGCCAGCGGCGCCGGTTACGCAGACATAGCGGCTCATGCGATGTCCCAGCGCGGATGCGGCAACGGCGTGTAGATGGCGCCTGTGTAGCCTGCACGACGTAGGCGCGGAATAATCGTGCTCGCCCAATTCCACGCGAACAAACACATCGGCCCCGGCGCGGTGCGCCAATTCGTTGGTGCCGCTTCGATGGGCACGCGCGTGCCAGGAATCGCTTTGCCTTGCTTTGCTGCGGCGTCATCGTAGACAACGTACGGATACGCACGCACGTCGAGGCAGCCAAGCATCACAGCCGTTTTGGCGGCGGCGCCGAAGCCGACATACGGAGTGTGCTGTAGCAGCTCCGCGTTAATCTCTGCGATGCGCCTTGTGACGCGCGCCGAAAACTGCTCGTAAGTAGAACGGCGCAGGTCGTGCATTTCGTTGACAATGGCGCTCATGACGGCCTGCGACGCGGTGCCAGTTTTGCGGATCAGTGCACGAGCCGAGCCGCCGTGCACCGCGAGCCAACGCACATCCGTCAGCACAAGCCCGTGCTCGTGGCAGAGTCGCTGAAGCGCAGTTATGCTCCAATAGCTCAAATGCTCGTGGTAAACTGTGTCGAACGCCAGTGTGTCGAACAGCGAGCCAAGGTACGGCACTTCGACAATCGCGGTACCGTTCGGTGTAAGCGCAAGCGCTACACCAGCCATGAAGTCGTGCACGTCATCGACGTGCCCAAGAACGTTTTGCGCGATTAACACATCGGCGTGCCCGTAAATCTCTGGATCGCGTGCAAGATCGCTTGTCCAGTATGCAGTGCGCTTTGCGTAATCGGCGTCGGCGAAGCTGATGCTTGGCTCGATGCCAAGCGTCCAGCAACCACGCTCAGCGAACGCTTGTATCAGTGTGCCGTCGTTTGACGCCACGTCAATGACGTGAGAGTCTGGGCGCGCAAACTCGGCGGCTAGCTCAGCGCAATGCTGCCGCCAGCCTGCACTGACACCAGAGCTATATGCATACGTTGTGTATAGCGCTTCCTTTGGCGCAACATACGTGAGCTGCGATAGCCTGCAATGTGCGCATGCTTGCACAACCAAAGGAAAGCGCGCGCCGAGCGGCGCGTCAGCGCTGCGTACATCGTTCGCAAGTGCCTGCTTGCCGAGATTCAGGTACGGCGTCAGGCGAGGACTACCACAAACGCGACAGGCATTGCGCGCGTTTAAACGCGGTTTTGCCTGTGTAATTTGATGCGACACCCCACGCTCGCTGAAGGTCGATTCCGCAATCAGGGCAGTAGATGTTTCCATTGGGGCTCCACGAGAGTTGAGAGTACGGCCAGGGAAAGTCGTGGCGAAAGGCGCACGACAGCATGCTGGTCATGAAACGAGCGATGTGCTAAATGCTCTTAGACGAAAGTCACCGATAGGCGACGTGATAGGCAGCGCGTTGTATAGCATATCGTATAGCGCGTTGATTTCCGCACCCGAGTAGTGGTGGCTGTCAAACAGCTCACACAGCGTGTCCACATTGTTTTCAAGAGCAGCACGGGTCGCGTTTGGATTTAGCACTGTGGTGCTCAATGCGACTAGTGCTGTGAGCCATTGCACATCGCGCCCAGAAAGGGTTACAGTTCGGGTTTCTGTGTCGTTTGGCGTCATTGAAGTATTCCCGCAAGTAAACGCTGAGAGCGGTCGCGCTCGTCGATGGCGCGCCGATGGTCTGCGCCAGTCCGTATGAGCTGATCGACATGCCCACACGAAATGTCTGTGTTGACGAAGATGTGAAAGCCTGCGGCGCGCACGCGGTCGCAAAAGCCGGAGTCCTCGCCAACTTCGAGAGGCGTAAATTGCTCTGGTGCAACGCTGGGATCGTCCTTGGCGCAGCGCTCCAGCTTTTCCCACGGCTCGCCGGGCAGCTCGCGGAATGGGTTGCGTCCGTCGAACTTGATGCGTGCCCAATTGTCAACTTCGAGCATGAAGTCGAGCGGGCGCGCAGGCACACGCACACGAAACCACGGGTCGGTCAACGCCTCAATAACGTGACGCTTGATAAACAGAAACGCGGCGCCCGTGCGAATAACCTCAATGGTGCCGCTGCCTGGAAACCAGCTTTCCCATGTTCCTGTGCCGGTGTCGATAGTGGGCAGCGCAAGCTCGCCGCGCAGGGGCATATAGGCGCCCACGCAATCTGCGTGCGGCATGTCAAGATACGCGGTCTGGAGCATGCGCAGAATTGCGTCGGGCGGAAACGTCGCATCGCCGTCAATGAAACACAGCCAACTCGCGTTTGCGGCGCGCATGCTCCGCACGGCGGCGTTACGCGCGCGCTCCACAAGCGCGGCGGGCTCCAGCACCCAGCTAATGTTGTCCGCACCGTTGCGCTCTGTGAGACTGCGCGCTTCCATGAGGCATTGCGCAGTTTGCTGCGTAATGACACCGTAGGTCGTGACGCAGACAACACCGGGGGGAACTTCGATACGCTGGAGATCAGGCATTCTGGCTTCCAAGAATGGTGCTGGGCGCAGGTGGCGGCGCGTCGCACGCGATTTCGACCGCGCGTTGCGCGTCTGACTCGTTTATGTAGTTACCAAGACGTGTACTATTGGTGTTAGCGCTATACAAGCCGTCACCATAAACAAAAGCGACCGTGCCTAGCACTTTGCCGCTATTGTCTACATAGTGCATGCGTGCGAGCCCGCGCGCGTGCCAAGTTCCTTTAGCCATTCGCTTCTGTCTTCCCGGTTAATTTTCTCACAATGGCGGCAGCAAGCTCTGTACCACCTGTTTCTAGCGCTGTCTGCGGTACTTTTACTACGCGATAGAAGTGATACACTCCTGTGTCATAGTCGTATTGCCACCCAATGCTTGCTTTGCGCAAGCCTGGTGCATGCAGTTCAAACCATTGCTTTTGTGTGCTACGCATTTGTAGCCTCCGTGATCTCGCGCATTCCGTCGAGTTGGCGCGCGTTGTAGTCTGTCGTGCGCAGCGCATTGCCGCTCCGCGCGCCGACGAGCATTTCGTTTTCGAGCACAGGCGCCCAGCCGTTCGGCTTCGCATCGTGCAGCGTAATGCGCAGCAGGCGTCGCTTGCCTTGATAGTATGGCACAGCATAGTGCGCGGGAAAGTGCACAGGCACCGTTACGGTCGCGCCACGCTTCAGCCCATAAAAAGCTTCCTCCAGCTCGGGCACAAGCGCGAGCTGGCCGAGGCGTCCACGCACGCGTTGTGGTGGCACAGCGGTCCAGCCCCCATTCGCCCACGGGACAGGTTCAATAGGTTGAATGGTTGCGCTTACCAAATCACCGAGTGATGCGCGCTCGGGATGTGTAGCCGACAAGCGCGCGACGTACGCTGGCGCGTGGCGCAAATCGGTGGGCAGGTGATAGATGTGATAAATGTCCGGCCACGGATCAGCCCATGCGTCAAGATGTAGTGCTTGAGCGCGCAAGCAGAAGTGTCGATCCTCGCCCGCCATGAGCCCGGTCACCGGCACGTTTGGCACGCGTGCAAACGCGACGCCCGCGTCGAGCGCGCGCTGTGACAGAAGCGTGCACGCGCCGTAACCAGGCACTTGCGTTAGTTGACGTTGCGCTAAGCGCGCACGAAAATCGTGCTCGGTCCAGCCGAACCCAGACAGCTCATACGGATGACGCAGCCAGACTTGCGGTGCGGCGTGGACCTTGCGCGTCTCAGTGCCTTGCGCGCTCCAATACGTCCAGTAGACTGCCGTGACAATCGGCGCCCCAACCGCAAGCATCGACGCCAGCGTTGTCGTATCACAAATCAGGTCTGCGTCGCAGAACCAGACGTAGTCAGCACGCAGCTCGCGGGCGCGCGCTATAATGCGATCCTTGTTGACTCCAACGCGCTCCATCGCGGTTGCGCTCCATTGATGCGTTTCGGGGTGCTCATCGCTGAAATCTGCGACTGGCGCGGGAACGCCCCGAAGCACTTTGCCATCACGCGCTGTGGTCCACTCGCGGAGCAGCGCATCCGCTTCTGGGTCTGCATTATCTGCGACAAACACAGGCACAAGCACGACGTTTGGTGGTAACTCTTGCCACGCGAGACTCGCGAGATAGTGACGCAGTACAGCGGCGGGCTTGCGCACAGAGGTGCCGACGACGACGACAATCGGGCGCTTATCGGCCAGCAGGGCAAGTTGTGGCATCAATCGAGTATGGTTGCAGCGTGCGCTCGCTCAAAATCACTGAGCTGATGCGTCACGCTAGCATACTGTGCGTGCTTACGCAAGCGGTCCTCGCGGCGCAAATAGCTAAGGTGCTTCCAGTACACGTCGGGTGGCGCAACAAAGGTTGGCCCCACTTCACCGAAATTCATTGGGCAGTGTCCAGTATGGACGCACTTCTCGGGCCAGCGCGGCACGAAGTCTTGCGGTGCGGCACTCGGGCGAAACAGCCACGGGCGCGGCACAGTTGGGCCAAAGCCCCACGGGCCATCGACACGAAAGGTGCTTTCGCTATCCCACAGATCGGCGAGCGGCCACGCCCATGTTGCAGCCTCCCAGCTTGCGCACAACGGGCGCGGGTCACCCTCAAGCAGCATATCGGCGTCGCAAATAAGCACCCAACCGTCGCCTATAAGCTCTGCGGCGCGTTCCCATAGCTCGCGGCGGGCAGGCGCCTCAGTGACGCCCCAGAAGCCTGCGCCGTCACGCGTGTGCACCACGCAACCAGCGGCGCGTGCAACTTGTGCGGTATCGTCGGTCGAGCCATCATCGAGCAGCAAAATGGCGTCGCTAAACTCGGCGCACCGCGCGAGCACGCGCGCAAGGTAGCGATCTGGTGCGGCTTCATTCCGCGCTAACATGGCTGTGATAAGTTGGGTCACGCCGCCAGCTCGCCCGTCATCACATTTTGCCCAGACCCGTTGTTTGCGACCGCCACGAAGCGCGACAGCTCAGGCGCCCACACAACAGAGCGCCAGTTGTTATCGGCAGCGCTCACACCAATCGTCCAATTGATACCATCCCACGAGGTCATCACACGATTGCCGACGCCGCTGTCTGACGCAACGGCCACGAGCAGACCTAACTCCGCCGCCCAACACACACGTCGCCACCCGATATCAGCAGCGGGTGTACGCGTTGTCCATGTGATGCCATCTGGCGAAGTCATCACACCGTCACCCGTGCCTGTGCGCGCTACCGCGACGAACAAGCTTAGCGCCGCCGCCCACGTCACCGAGAACCACTCGTTGTCGGCAGCGGACGTGCGCAACGTCCACGTAACGCCGTTTGGTGAGGTCATCACACGATTTCCCGAGCCGGAGTAAGCTACCGCGACGAATAAACTCAACGTGGGCGACCAGCACACGCCGCGCCAGCTATTGTTGGCAGCAGAGACGCGCGCAGTCCACGTAATGCCATCGGGCGATGTCATCACACGATTCCCTGACCCTGTATCTGAAACCGCGACGAACAGGCTTAGCTCTGGCGACCAACAAAGCGCTTTCCAGTCATTGTCGGCAGGCGTGGTACGAAGTGTCCATGTAACGCTGTCCGGCGATGTCATCACGCGTTGCGTGACGCCGAAATCCGCGACTACAACATAGAGACTAAGCGAAGGCGCCCACACCCCAGCGAACCAGTTTTTAGTTGTGAAAACGCTTTGCGCACTCCAGGTAATGCCGTCCGTGGAGGACATGGCGCGCCCCGATGTGCCGACGCCTGTGTACCCAACTGTGACTAGCGTACCCACTGTCGGCGACCACACCACGTCCCACCAACTGTTGTCAACGCTCGTGCGCAGCGTCCAGTCAAGCACGCGCTGTACCGTGAACGTCGCCGCGTTGCTCGTGCCGTATAGCGTGGTGACGGCGATGGTGTGCGTAGTCGCTGCGGCGCTCGCCGCGACTGTAAATGTCGCTGTGATAGTTTGTGCGTTGACGACGACAACGTTACTGATGGTAACACCTGTACCAGAGACAGCAACGCTTGCTCCAGCAACGAAGTCGGTGCCTGTGAGCACGACCGTGGCAGCTTGGCCTTGGCGTATGCTCGCTGGGTTGAGCGCAAGTATCGTGGGGGCGACGCCATCGCAGTTTTCCCACGCGAGCGCGCCCGGCGTGCACGCACCCCACGTTGCTCCGCTTGGTGTACACGCCGTCCAGCCTGCTGCGCCCGGTGTGCACGTCGTCCATTGTGTCGTTGGCATGCTCTAGTGCTGTGTGCGCACGTACGCGACGCGCATGCCTCGCTCATCCATACGGCGTCTCGTCTGATCCACGCGCAAGCCTTGTACATACAGCATGTAGCGCCGCGCATTGCGCAGTTCAAGCTGACTTTCGGCGGAAGTACTTGCTAGCAATTCGCTCGCCTTGAGCGCTATCGCCCAATGCCACTGCTCGTCGAGAATTGGCGTCGCGGTGCTGGCGGTCATTTCCGTGATCTTGCGTGCGTAGCGCATTTCGACCGAGTAGGCACTGTTCGGCGATGGCGACAGCTCTAGCCATGTCGCGAATTCGCCGTAGACTTCAGGCTCGGCAGACAGGTCAGAGTTATGCACGCATGTTTCAAACCATGACGCGGGCTGCTTCGGCAACGGCTTCCACGTTGTAGTGCGTGAAGTCGCGGTGCTCCATGAATTCGGCACGCCAAGCCTAACGCCGATTGCGTAATCGAAATCGCTGGGGAGCGCGAGTCGATTTTCTGCTGTGGTTGTGCTGGTCGAGGTTGAGGCATGCGCCACGGTTTCTCGCGCGGCATGCTGCACGCCAGAGCTTTGTGCGACCATCGCATATGCGAGATTTACGTACTCCGAGGCGAGCGACAGCGGTGTTGCTGGCGCGCCCGCGAGGCGCGTCGCATGCGACGCAAGCTGTGCAAGTGTGAGCGTGGGCACGACGCGCTATCGAGAGTCGCGCTTTTTCGCGCGCGGTTGCGCCCACTCACGCGGGCCGACCCATGCTGGATCGGTCGCGTCGAGCCAGCGCGTGTCGGCGGGCGCGGGCAGGTCGGTTGGGTACGGTCCCTTGTGAAACTCGTCGCCTGTGCTCATCGCGCGTCGATATGCGTCATACAGCGCGCGCTCCGCCCACATTGCGAGCGCTTCGGCGGGCATAACGCTCGCGTGTGGAAATAGCTGCTCTAGCATACTCGCGTTGGCAACGTGCGCCGGACGCTGAGCAGCGTGCACGCGCGTTGCGTCGCGTTGCGCCGCGATGTCGCGCAGCACATTTTCGAGAATCTGTGAGCCGAAGCGCGGCTGGCGCGGTGGCATGGCTAGAGCGCCGCCGAGCCGTTGCCGCCCGGCGCCGGGTTGCGCGGAAAGGGCTGAAGCGAACCGCGCTGATCCATGACTTTCTTCGCCTGATCCGGCAACACCGCGTTCATATAGTCGATGTAGCGATTTCGCGACAGCTGCTCGGTCTCGGTGTCACCGCGCGACATCGCGAGCAATTCTGCGGCTTTGAGCACAACAGACCAATGCCATTGCTGATCGAAGCCATACGTGGAGCCGCTGGAGGTCAGCTCCTCAGTTTGTCGCCGATAACGCAACACGAGACTGTACGAGCTGTTTGGGCTTGGCACGACCTCGAAGTTTGTGCCGTACTCGACGTAAGCTTCGGGCTGGCCGGTTGTGGAGTCGAGGCGCCCCGCAAACGTGTCGGCCCATCCGATGTCACGCTTCCCAAGTATGCGCCAACGAGTCGAGCCAGATGGCACAGAAGAACCGATGCTCAGCACAATAGCGTAGTTGTAGTCGCTCGGCAGCACCATGCGCGAAACGCCTGACGTAACCGTGGTAGCATAGCTCGATTCAAGCGAGCGGTGCTCGATGCCAACCGAGCGTCCCACGTACCCTGCGGCCTGGTTGACGTAGAAACTCGCGTCTGAGGCGTTCCAATCGAGGCGTCCACCCGCAAGCTCGGTTGCGCGTGAAATGATTTGGGCAAGAGTAAGAACGGGCATAGTGTGTAATCTAGTGGCTGAGCGATGCTTCTAAAAGGCGCGATGCGTAGCGGCTCACTTCAAAAACTCCCGCGCAAGCGACAACAGCAGTACCACAAAGGCGACTAAACCAACAATCCAGCCCCAGCTTTCTCTAAGCCCTGCCCGTTGGCCTGTTTGCGCGACGGCAGCTCGCTCTAATTTGTCAATTCGGTCAGCAAGCTGCGCCAAGCGCTGTTCTGCTTCTACGCGCGGTAGCAATGTGCGCTGCTGATCTGACAGCGCCGAATGAAACTCGTTTACGCTCTCGAAGCGCTTTTCGGACGCGATTTCCGCCTTAAGGACTGCTTCTTTTGTGGCATTTAGCGCAGCATCTACAGCGACCTGATGATCCAAAAAGCGCTGTTCGGTAGTGCGTGCGTCGCCGTCAATGCGCGCTATGACGTAGCGCAACAGCGTCTCGAAAGTCCAGCCGTTTTTGGGAGTCATTATACTATCTCGTCTGAATCATTGGTATGTCACCCCAAAGCCGAGTAAGCTGATCGCGCTCGCGGACGCAAGATTGTTGAGCGAAATGCTGAATAGGTCACCGCTCGCAAATGTGACGTTGCTTGCGGCGGCGTATACGCTTGTAGTGCTGCTTAGCGGAATCGTCAAAGAAAGGGCGCTATCCACAGCGTTTTTACGCACAGTCGCGAGTAGCGAACCACTGCTCGGCTGCGCACCGCCCACATAGACGCAGAAATCACTGACGGTAATGTTAGAGTTGAGTACAACCGGCTCCTCGGTAGTACCCGGTATAGCATCACCCGGCGCCGTAAACCACGTCACGTTAGACGTAAGTGCGGGTTTGCCCGCTGTCCACATCCAAATCATGTGCCGATAAGCGTGAAAGAGAAGGCCGTGGACGCGGCAGTTGCAGCGTTAACGGCGGAAATACTAAACAAATCCTTTGGTGCGAAGGTCACTGTGCTAGCGGTGCTGTACAAACCCGCTGCGCCTCCTGCAGGTACTACAACGGACAATGCACTGTTGGCTTGCGCTTTGCGTACTTGAAGCGTGAGTGTGCCTGTCCCGCTTTGTGCTGCCGATGTGCTTATAACAAGTTGCGTAATGGTTAGTGTACTGAGCGACGGTACAATTGCGTTGTTTTCCTGAGCATTGGGAGCGGTGTTGCTGAGTCGCACAAATTGTGTGGTAGACGCAGATATGGCAGGAACGAGTGCTATAGGCCCCAAGACAAAATGCGGCGCTGTCACCCCCGAGGATACGGTGGCAACAGACGCCACTGGAGCTTGCTGAATGCGCTGCGAATCTAAGAAAGGCATAGCGCCTCGTTAGGCTTGAATAACAATGCCCACACCCGAACAAAAGGATGGACTACCACCAGACTGAAAAAGAAGATCGAAGGTATCCCCCAGCGCGAATGTGAGCGCCGAAGCATAGTTTTCTGCAATTTGCATAGCGGCTCCGGCAGCAACGCTGACTGACAGCGCCGAGGCTGCATAGTTTTTGCGCACCGTAACACTTTGCCGCGATGCTCCACCAGAGTTATCTATGTGAGCAAGTAGTCCTAGTATAGTGATTGCGCTTGGTATAGGCGAGACACGATTCACTTCGGTGGCATGCAACGAGCTTGTGTTAAGCGCACCGAAACTGCTCGTGGCAACGGTAGTGATGCCACCAAACAGCAGTTCTCCTGTGGTGTCGGCTGTAACTGTGCTTGTGCTGCCTGCGCCACCAATCGAGTCTACCGACCGCACCATAAACTGCGCGACCATCGCGCACATGTTAGGTCCGCCCTGCGAACACCACCGTTGCGCTGGAGGCGCTGGGCCGAAACACGTTCAGCCAGCGGAAGCCGGGGGATAACTCGTATATGCCTTGCCCGGTGAGTGTCGTCAAGATGCTCCACGCACCGTTGACGGTCTGGGATGGCGTCGAGAGCGCAGCCTGAAGTCCGTCCTCATTGGTGCCGATGACAGTGAACTGGCTCGCGGTCGTGGTTTGCGTGACGATGCTCAGCGTGATCTGGCGCCAGTCCGCAACCAACAGCGGGGCGCCAGTCAGGTTCGACGTATCAACGCCGAGCGCAGTGTGCCGAAACGCCAGCGGAAGCGCCATATGCGTCTCGCCTACGTGATCGCTGCGCTGAGTGTGCTGCCGCCGAAAAAGTACGCCGACTTGCCGCTGGAGAACGCGATGCTGAAGCCAGATGCATTGAACACGAAGCCCCACTGGCCGATGGTCAAGCCGGAGATTGAGGCGCCGCCCGCATACGTGACCGAGGACGGAATGACCTCGTTGGTGCGCATGTCGAACGTGACGCCCGACGCCTGCACACCGCCCACGACCTGCAACGAAATGGCGCTAACGTTCGGTGTCGTGACCTGTGAAGTCGCCCATACCGTCGCGGCAGTGACGCGCGAGCTAGACGTGCCCGACACGTTGAGTGTCGAGTCAAACGCGAGATTCCCCGTCAGCGAAACGTTGCTGAGTACCGTGGTTTGGTCGGAAATGTTTCCAGCCATGGCTTAGCCTCCGCTCGTGCCCCACGCCCCACGCCACTCGCCGTGACCGGCCATGAACCCTTCAACCACCTTGCGCTTGATGACTTCGGTGTCGAAGTCCTCCTCCATGCCACCACGCGGGCGCACGTCCCAAAGGAAGTTCAGGTCGTGTTGATCGCCAATGAGATACCAAGCGTCGGTGTCGGTCGTGTAGTGCGACACCATGAAGCTCAAGCCCTCCTCGCGGAGTGCGTTGATCTCGTTGTTCGCGGTACCGGGCTTGAATTCTGACTGAAGCAGTTCGCGCGCCGTAAACAGGTCGCTCGGGCTGATAATCAGGAGCTTCGGGCGAATGAGCTGCGGGCGACCGCGCTCATCGAGGTTTTGCGTGTGCCAGTCGATCAGGGCGTTTTGGAGCCCGGTGACGCCGAGGTCCACATCGGTGCTTGGACGGTTGCGCAACACTGCGCCGCCGTCGAGGCGCGTGTGCGCCGTCGAGAAAAGCTGAAGGCTGTCGAAGCCAGTCGAGCTGAAGCCATCGGAATTCGTCGTGCCGAATCCGCTGTTCAGGATCAGCGCCGCCGTGACTTCCTGCAAATCAATCGCCGACTTGATAAGGGCGCGCTCGAATTTCTCGACCTGCCCGTACAGCTCGTGGTCGATCATTTCCTGCGTGACTTTGTAGCCCTCGGCGAAACGCACAGGGGTGTACGACTTCTCGGGGCCGAACAGCGCATCATCGTAGACGATGGCTTCGCCTTCGCCCTTGAGACGCAGCGGGCCGAAGTCCGACAGCTTGAAGTCGGTGACGGTGCGCTTTTTGGCTTCGCGAATGTTCACGAAGCTCGTGTACTCGACGGGGCGCTGCGGATAAGCTTCGTTCCAGATGTTGCTGAGCTTGGGCTCCAGCAACGAAAGCGCCTGTGAGCGAGTAATCATTTGGACGCCTCCTTAGCTGGCGAAGGTGACAGACGACGTGCTGTAGAACGCGACGCCTTCGGTGTTAAATGCAATCTCGACGCGCGATCTCGTAGCGTCGATGGGGCCGACGACTTGAGCAACGCCGCTGAAGCGCGATGAATGCCCGATGAGCGATGAAGCATACGAGGCATAATCGCCCTGTTTGTACAGGCAAATTTTCTTGCCGATGCTGAGCGCCGACTGTGTAACGCCGGTCGTCACGTCGCTGTACGCAGTGCAACCGGGCGCGGGCACATAGACCTGCACCATGTTCAGGCCACGAATCGACGTGGACTGTGTGCTGTATGAGGCAGCAATGCCAACGACCTGTGAATCGGTCGAGGCATATTCCTTGAGCCGATAGGCGTCATCGAAGTTGACGGCAGAGCCTTTCGGATACGTTGCAGCACTCGCTGTCTCAAACCAGCGGCTTTCCCAATTGCCGCGCGCGGGAATAAGTCCGTATGCCATTTATGCCTCCTTGCGCACGTAGGCGTCCGTGCCGGGCTTGTTGAGCGTGAGCAGCCCGCCTGCGGCGGCGCCGACATCTTCGGACATTCTTTGCGTTAGCACAGCCTTGCGAGCGGCGTTACGCGCAGCGGTCTTACCGTCAGTGACCATCAAAATCGTGTCGCCCTTGCGGATCGAGCCATCGGCTTCGATGGTGGCGCCTGGCGGCAGCGCAGTCAGCCAGTCAGTTTTTCCGATCTGGTCTTTGTTGGCTGTGCGATAACCGAGGTTCGCCGTTGAAATTTGCTTGCGCCCATCCGGTGCGCCTTTCGGCGTGGTAGAGCGCGTCCACCGCACGTTGACGGGCAGTGGCGTCAGTTTGGCTTCGTGTTTTGGCTTCTGACCGCTTGCGACTGCTGCAAGCTCCAGGTCGCGGGCGCGCCGCATGTCGCTGAAGCCCGGCACGTAGGTCAGATCGTTGGCCGAGCCCGCGATGTCGTGAAACGCGGGCTCATCGAGCACATCGCCGAATTCGGTGCGAATTGTCGCTGCAACCAGCGGACGCTTTGCCATGCTTTGCCTGCCTACGCCTCACGGCGCGTTGGAACATCTTCGACAATGCGATTCAGCGGCGTGTCGAATTGCTTGTAGAACGCCTCTGGAGTCATGTCATTGGCGCGGCAGAATTCGTCCACCACGCGCTCTGTCACTCCGGCTGCTTGCGCGCGTTTTCTCCACTCAGCGGGAATCTTCTCGGACTCCAGCGAATACTCGCGCGTGACCGGGGTAGGCGGGGCTGCGGCTCCGTTTGAGCGCAGCGTCGGCTCCATGGTAGATGCGAGTTGCTGAGCACGCTCGCTCACAATCTCGTCTACGTGGTCGCTACGTACCATTTTAACACATTGCTTCAGATTGTCAAGCGTGCGCAGGTTGGCTGGCACACGCGCGATCAGCGCGTTGATCTCGGCGCCGTACTTGGCGAAATCGGATGCGTGCTGGTTCTGCACGATGCTGAGATTTGTGGATGCGGCAAGCTCGATTCCCGAAGTGTCCTGCGGTCGCGCAGCCAGCATTCGCTTAAGCTGCGCACCGCTGACGTATTCATCGTCGGCGATTTCGGACTCCGTAGGAGTAACAGGCGTGGTGGCTGGCGCCGTTGGCGCTCCGACATTCTTGTACATATCCACCAGCGTGTTTGCGATGCCGAGAATTTCTTCTGCCGTTTTGCCTCGTGCCCACGCGGAAGCGTCAGCGCCCGCGCGCCAAGGTTTCGGCGCGCCATCCGTCGTACCAGGGGGTATTGACGAAGGTGCTTGCGGCTCGCTGGGCCCTACTGGCGCTGTCGGAAGTGCGGGCATTGGTAATCTCCTCAAGTTTGGTTGCGGTGGCGATCAAGTCGTCCACCAGTGTGTAAACACGGCGAAGCGCGGTTAGCGCGCCGCACGCGAATAAATAACGGTCATGCGAAAGTCCGCTAACCAACTCCGCCGCCTGCTGCTCCGCCACCCGAGACAAAACCAGCGAATAGTGCCGCCAGTGCGGGGTCGAACGGAGCTGTCGGAGCGCCGAAATTTCCTGCTCCGTTAGGCCCAGCGGGAGCGCCGTTGGCGCCGCCTTGTGGAGCCACGGCGTCAGCCAGCGGGAGAACGTCGTCCAGGTTCCTGACATCGAATTGCTCCAGTGTGCGTTTGTACATTTCCTGCATACCACGCGCGACGTTGAGCGCGACTTCGCCAACTGGCGTGCCCTGCGCTTGCGTCGCGACCTGAATGAGCTGGATAAACTGCGGGCCGATTTGCCCAGCGAGTTGCAACAGCGACAGCGCGCCCTGACGCTCGACTTCCTTGTTGGCAGAGCCAGAAGTTGCAGTCAGCGAGACGCCTACGCCAAACTCGACAGGCTCCAGCGGCATCGCGAGCTTCTTGCCGACTTCGGCGCCCTCTGGCATGCCCAACACGTCAGTCAGCATGCGCAGCCACGTCCGGCCCTCTAGATCGACCGGCGACGAAATGAACTGCTGGCAGAGCTGAAGCACGCGCAATCCAACGATGCTCAGACCTTCGTTACGCATATCGCGGATAGTCAGGTCTGGGCGACGGCTGCCCTCGGCAAGCAACGACTGCATCGTGGCGGCGGGTGTGCGTCCCGGCAGCTCGTTGAGCTGCGCAAGCTGCAAGTCACCGATGCCCGTGCGCTTTTCGCCAAGCGCGGCAATGCCTTGCTGAACCATCGGCAGGCTGGGGTAGATGTCTGCCATCGGGAATACGCCAAATTGCTGGCGCACGTCGCCTTCAGTCAGCCACACTTTGTACGGGTATATCGGCTCGTTGGGACCGATGTTCGCACCCGCTTGCGCGACGATCATGCGCGAATTCGCGAGCAACACGTTGTCAATCGTGAAGTTCATCAACTCGCTGCCGAGCGCCTGAAACATTTCCTTTTGCTCGCAGATGCCAATGCCCCAGAAACCGTCGCCAGGGAAGTAGACGATTTTGTCGTAGGGGCGGCGACCGTGGTGCAAATATGCGTAGACCCCACGCACGATCTTGCGCGTCGGCTGATGATACCAAACAACGATATCATCCTCGGAGGCACTAGATTTCGTGGGGAAGCGTGCGTGAAGCTCCCACAGCTCGACTTCATGCGGGCGCATACGCGATGCGCCAGCGGGTGTGCCGGATTCACGGTCGCGGTCGAAGCTGTCGTCGCTAAGCTTGGTTGCACTACCGCCGCGCGAACGCTGGTCGTAATCAAGCTCTTGGCGCGCGATGTCGGCAGGCGGCTTCTCGGCTTCCTCAAACTTTGCGATGAACTCGACAGTCGCTTTGTCGATGTTGGGCAAAAACGGCTCGCTGGCTTCCGCGAGAGAAAACAGCCGTCCAAGTGGAACGCGAATACGCTCCGCGACCCACGGTGCCCCTCCTTGCTCATCGGGCTGAATCGCGTATGCGTACGCCGGAAAGAGGAAATCTGCAAGCCGAACGTGATCGACAAAGGGTGCGCTGGTGGTGCGCATTTGCTGTTGGCGGCGCCCGGCGTCGTCGTAGCCCCAGACAGTGCGGCGCTCGTAATTCCAGCCGGTCTTGTAGATGCCGGTGCCAAGCTTGACCGTCTCCAGAAACACGCGCTTATTGACGTTGTACATGCGAAGCACGCGCTTGTCGAGCACTTCGAGAAAGTCTTGCAACGGTTTCGCGGTCGAAACCCAACGCTCGTTGAGCGCAGAAACCGTCCAGATGTTTTCAGGCGCATGAATGGTTTGCATGAAACGCGCGTAGAGCACATCTACGTCGATGGCGGTCAGCGGAAGCGTGTAGTTCGCGGCGCCGTCGTACGGAAACTTTTTGAGTGCGGGCTTCGCGCTTGTGCGATACTGCGCTAGCCATTCTCGGTGTTGTGCATCGAGGCCAACGCGCGCGTCCTGAGCTTCGCGCAACTCGTGGTCGATCTGCGCAATAAAGGCAGCTTCTCGACCAACGCCCCAAACAATTTTCTCGGGCACAGCCTAGCTGCGCGTCTTGATTACGCGAGCCTGCGCGTCAACGGGCGTGACCGGACTGCGCGTAGGCGTGTCAGGGCGCGCGCGACCATCGCGCTTATCTGGACCAGAGCCGCTGGTGGCGTTGCGCGTATTGAGAATCTGAGCGCTGATAGGCTTGCCGCTGCTACGACGTTGCTTTTTGGAGCGCATACTATACGCTCGCGTCGTCAAAGTGCTGCGGTGCGGCTGGGCCGCGTCCTGTCGAGCTGGCGGGGCGTGTGCTGCCTGCTTCAAACGTCGCGTAGTTCGCGCGAATGTTGTCGGTGCCAGTGGCGCCGCGCACAGGCGAGCCAACAGCACGCGGCAACGTGTCAGGCGTCGGATTTCCGCGCGGAATGCTGACATGCGTAGGTTTTGGCGCGGATTCGCTAGTCGTCGCGGTGCCGTCGAAGGCGTCCACATTTTTAGCGAAGCTTTTGTGCGTACCTTGCGGCGCGGCTTTTCGTAGCATGGTTAGCGTATCCTGTTTGGCGGTCGCTGTGTTAAAGGCGCTTTTCGCGGCACGATCAAGCACATCGGCAACATTTCCGCTGGCTGTCACAGAGCCGCGTCGTAGGCTTCGATACGCGCTGTCGTTTGCGACAACCTCGGCCTTAAGCCGCGTTGTGTCGGCGCGCGTCGCACGGCGTTTGGGCTTGGGGCCAGGCATAACACAACGTAGCCAAAGCGCAGTTTGAGCGCAAGATACTGTGTGCCATCTAGGCAGGAAATGCTGCCTAAGAGGCGCTCAGCCCCCGACGCGCTCGATACACCGCCAATTCCTCGTTTTGGCGGTCACTTTGTGAGCGCGCGCCGGAACCGGCGCGCGGCTTGACGGCGCGCGGCAAGTACGCCAATACATCCAGCACGTCGAAGCGGGCGGTGCGAGGAAATTGCGTGTATTGCTCACGGAACGTGTGGAACGCGGCGCCCTTGCCGACAACGATCTGACCTCGCTGAAAGTACGGCTCCAGCGCAAGGATGCGCACTTCCTTCTGTGTGACGCCCGGCTTGAGTGTCGTATCGTCCACGACGACAGCCAAACCCACCTTGCGCAGTTCCTCGCGAAGCAGCGCCGCGAACGCCGCCTGCTGGCCTGCGCGCTCGACATAGATTTTGCGCGGGTTGTATCGCGTACACCACGCCACGATCTGCTGAATCGCGGCCAGGAACGTGTCCTTTTCGTTGTAGATATCGAGCACGAGATACGTGCCTCGGCGGTCGTCGCCCACGACAGCAACCGCTGGGCGTGCGCGGTCCTCGACTTGACGGAGCGCGAAGCCGCCTGGATCGACGAACATCAGTACGTCGAGATCAGCCAGCGCAAGGATGCGCTTTGCGCCTGCGCCGTCCGTGAACGTAAGTTGATGCTCGCTCAACCAATCATAGTATTTGAGCCAGCTTTCTTTGAAGGTCGCGGTGCGTTCGTCGCTCGGATTGTTCATCATGTTGCACGCGAACAACGCCTCGTCCACGAGACGCATTTTCGCCAAATCTTCCAGCGACCACTTCTCGGGGAAGCTGGACCGCCCGTTCTCGATAGCAGAACGTTTAAACGTTACGAGGTCACCCGCGCGTGTCGCGGTCAGCACTTGGACTTCGCCGCTCGATAGCGGCAGGCGTAGCGTGTACGTTGTCTCGGCCTCACCGTAGCCGTACGCGAGCGCGATGTGGTCGTAGCTGTCTCCGTGCCACCAGCGCGTGCCTATGAAATAGATGCGCCAGCGGTCGTATTGCTTCGACAACAGCGGACGAAGCTGATTGATCCAACGATTTGTCTGGTGCATAATTTGCCATGAGCCTGCACGCGCGTTCTCCATCGCCTCGCGCGAGATCATGTCGTCCACGATCACAACGTCTGGGTGCATGCCGGTAACGGTGCCACCGACGCCCGCGACGAACATCGTGGGCTCTTGGCGCCCCGTGGTGCGCGGCACAATAAAGCGGCTCGCGCTCCACGTCGTAGCATTGAAATCTTTGGGGATGATTTCAGGGAACAGCGCGCGCAAGAAATCGTTCGACTCAAAGTGCCATTGAATCGCCTTGAGAAAATCTTTCGCATTTTGCTCGCGCTCGTTGCAGAGCAAAATGCTGATATCTGGATTCCCGCAAATGAGCTGGATAGCCAATGCGCGCGTAATCGTAGACGTTTTGCCCCAATCGCGTGGAAGCTCCAAACGCTGCACATGCGCGTCGTCGAGCGCGGCGTGGCCGGTGCGGCCCTCAGCGATGCGGCACAGCGCGCGATGTGTGTGCTCGTACATCGGGACGAGTGAGCCGAGCCCAAGCACCACAGAACCAAACCAGTACAAATCGGTCAGTGCGCGCTTGCGGTATGTATACCATGTAGCGTCGCCCGCCACGAAGCTGAGCGTGTCTGATTGCGCTGGGGCAGTCATGGCTCGGGAGGCGCGGGGGGCGGCTCGCTTATTACAAGCACAGGCGCTTCATACGCAGTCACACCCGCGATCTGCTCGGGCGATAGCGTGATGTTGATTTGCGTCGCGGCAACCGCTTCTGTTTTCTTTGGCATCACGCGATCCAGCACTGGCTCGGAGATCGCCGCGACGGCTTTGTAGTCACCTGCGGCCACGGCATCATCGAGAGCCGCGCGATGCGCGCTCACGTAATCTGGGAATGCCGCAAGGAACTTGGCGCGCGCACGTTCCAGCGGGCCGCGACTCAGCTCAGCGCAATACGCCACGAAGTCATCGCGCGCCTCTAGCAGCTTGATCTGATTCGAGCTGACCGGAGCGCGTGCAAGGGCGCGAGCCCGCGCAGAGCGAAGTGATGCCTTCGGCGGCTCGATGCACTCCAGTATCAGCCATTCCGCATACGCAAGCATCCACGGCATCAAAGTGACACTGTAGCGGATTTGGCGCCCGGTTTTCGCGAGTGCTTGGCGGTCTGAGCGGTCATTGGGCGGCGAGCCCTCGGGCAAGAGCCCAAGCGCGGCGGCAGCGATGTCTGTCACACGCGCAAGATAACGCTCAGAGTTGCGCGCGCGCAACTTGCACAATAGGTTGGCGTAGGAGCGCGCCACACGGCGCCAAATTTGCACAACGAGACACACGATGCCAATATTCGGAACAGAAAGCCAGCGACAGCTTGCGACATGTGATGCACGACTTCAGCGCGTACTGCGCGAAGCGATTCAGTATTTCGACTTTTCTGTGCTGGAGGGGCATCGCGGCCAAGCAGCGCAAGAAGCCGCATATCGAACTGGTGCCTCGAAAGTTCATTGGCCGTACGGAAACCACAATACGACGCCCAGCCGCGCAGCAGACTGTGCACCATATCCGCTCGACTGGTCCAGCAAAACAACCGCCATCGCGCGCTTCGCCTTCATGCACGGCGTGATCTGGGTGTGCGCGAGGCGCCAAGGCGTGCGCGTGCGCTTCGGTTTCGACTGGAATCGGAATCTCGATCCACGCGATGAGACGTTTTTGGATTGGGGCCATGTGGAGCTGGATGAGCCGTAAATTGGGAGCCTGAGTAATGCACCCCCGTCGCCTCGGCTACAACACTATCTGTTTGACGTGCGAAGAACCTATCGCGCACGATGAACGTGCATATCACGAGCACGGCATCGGCGCGTGGCACGAGGACTGTGACCCGCCATTCAACCTTCCTCTCTATCGGCGCGAACGGGATCGCGGCCAGCGTTCGCGGCGCCCTCGCCTTCAGCTCAGTATCGACGATACGCAACGCTAGCATGTGACGCTTCGAGTCGCGTTACACGGCGCTGCAACGTTGACGACATTAGAGCTGTCGTCACGCGCGCCGCTGCTGATCGACCCGTTTCTGGCGGCTGGCAGCGTAACGCTGCTGTTTGGCCCGCCGAGCGCTGGCAAAACCATGCTGACCGCGACTATGGCGAGTGCGCTCGTGCGCGGTGAACCATTGTGGGGCGTGTTTCCTGTACAACGCTGCCGCGTCCTGATTGTGCAAGCCGATATGAATTCGTTGCTGTATCAGGAGCGGTTGCGCTCTAGCGCTGCGTTTCTCACCGACGACATTAAGGTCTTGCTCACCGACGCGATGCCGCTCGATGTCTGCAAGATAGCGTTGAGCGAACCCGCGTTTGTCGCCATTCGCGCCTTCGCGCCCGATGTGGTGTTTGTGGACACGCTTCGCAAAACGCACAACTTCGACGAAAACGACTCGACGGCGGCAGACCGAGTTTACGCCGCGTGGCGCACACTGATTCCCGGCGCCGCATTCGTCTTTTTGCATCACTCGCGCAAACTCCCGGCGCAAGTCACTGCGGATACCGGCGTGCGCGAGGCATTTCGCGGCACAACCGCGTGGGCTGCGAGCGCTGACACCGTTATCATGCAGCGTCGTGTTCGCCGCGCCAACAATTCCGATTGGATGACGCGGGTCTATTTTGTGCGAACGCGAAGCTGCCAAGAACCTGCCGCGATCCTGCTGCGCCTCAATGAAACTCTTATGCTTGAACCCGTCACAGAGACTCCACTTGAAAAACTGCTGCTTTCATGGATTGCGGCCAATCCGCGCGCCAAACGCCCAGATGCAATCAAGTGGCTTCTGGCGCAAACAGATGAACAAGGCAAACCGTTGTGTGCGCAAGCCACCGCGTATCGCGCGTGGGATCGCGTGGTGCGGGGAGACAAAGAGAAGCCGTGAGAAAAAGGGGCCGATGAGAAATTCGCATGAAATTCTCATGATAAATTTTTGCGTAAGTCGCTGCGGCATAACGACATCGAGAAATTTTTATCATGATTCTCAGGTAATTATCTCAATATGTACCTCAGTTCTCACTGAGAAAGCTGAGAAAAACTAGCTGGAGTAGTGCACATGACAGACGTACTTTGCGTGTTCGGAACGCGGCCAGACGCCATCAAGACCGTGCCGGTGATCGAGGCGTTGCGTGCGGCGGGCGTAGCAACTGTAGCGCTTGCCACAGGCCAACACAAGTCGCTGGTCGATGACGCGCTGCTGATGCGGCTTGGCCGCTTCGTAACGCTTGACGTAGCATCGGACGGCAGCATCATGCGATTTATGGCGCGCGCCCACCGCGCGCTCACAGCGTATCTCGCGGCACACCGCCCGCGCAGTGTGCTGGTACAGGGTGACACCATGTCCGCTATGGTGGGTGCGTTGTGCGCGCGCGAGGCCGGAATTCCGGTTGCGCATGTTGAGGCGGGCGTACGGAGCGGCAGCGAGTCCGATCCGTGGCCGGAGGAAATCATTCGCGTTGCAATCGACCGAATGGCGACGTGGCGATATGCGCCGACCGAGCACGCGTTTCACAATCTCGCAAGCGAACGCTTAGAGAGTATCGTGACCGGCAACACGGGAATCGACGCGCTACACTATACCGACGTGCACCCGTGTGCGGAAGCGAACGACGTACTGCTGGTGACGCTGCATCGACGTGAAATGCGCACCCGCAGCGATGCCCCAGCAATGCTACAAGGTTTGTGTGACGCAATTGGCGCAGCGCCCATTCGCGCGTTTTGGCCCGTGCATCCTGGCATGCACCCACTGCTCAGCACACTGCGTATACCGACGAATTTCGTGCTGTGCCCACCGTTGGCGCACACCACGATGTTGCAAACGCTTGCGGAAGCGCGCGGTGTACTGACGGACTCGGGCGGACTGGTCGAGGAAGCGGCGGCGCTCGGCGTGCCGACCGCGATTTTGCGCGTCGCGAACGACCGTCCAGAGGCTGAGCATGCAGGCATCGCGCGCCTGTTCGCTCCAACAGCGGCTGGCGCGCAAGATGCAGTGACTACACTTGCGGCGCAACTGATTCCACGCAAACCGACGCAAATCTTTGGCGGCGGGCGGGCGGCGGAGCGCGTTGCGACACATTTAGCGCGCGAACTTGCGCGATTGGCTTGACCCACAATATGTTGAAGTGTATGACGAAGCGCACGAAGATGCTCTCGTATTTGCGCATTGCGCTCTGCGCGCTGGGTTTAAGCAGCGCGCTGATGCTGACATGTGTGCAGTGCGCGCAGGGACAGCACGTTGACTCCACATACACGCTCGCCCCACAGAGCAACGAGGCCGCCATTGCAATTCAGTGGCACGCACGGTGTTTCTTGAGCAAGCTAGGTTTGATACCGCGCTGGGACGTGCATATCAGCGTCATTAGTGACCCGACATTCGAGTGGTATGGACGCACACTTACGCGAGCTGGCGCGCTCGAAGCGACAAGCATTTTCAACTTGTACACGATTCAGCGGGACCACGAAGATATGCGCTTGATTGCACTACACGAAGCGATGCACGTTGCGCTGGGTGAGTTGGTGCAGCTTGCGGCCACGGCAGATCGTGACATGACGTCAATAGAGAGTGAGCGCCTTGTGCGCCAAATGGTACGGTGGCCGTCGTGGGCCGGGGTGTGCACCGCGTGACACGCACAAAAAAAGCACTTCCTCCCATTCCCGCAACCATACCGAGCGTTCTTGGTGACGTGCCGGTGACTTGCGTGGTGGACTTGCGAAATTTGCGCGACGAGGCGTGCTTCGGGATTTGGCGCAGCGCCCAGCGCGACGTGCGACTCGAAGTAAACATGTCGTCAATCACGGCGTGGCAGACGTATTGGCACGAGTGGGCGCATATCTTGCTCTGGGATGCGAGTATCGACGTGTCTGAGGAACTTGCGGAGCGATTGTGCGACGCGCTCGCGACCGCGCGCGTGCGCGAAATGCTCGACGACAGAGGTTAAGTATGGCACACTTGGCACGCATCTATATCGCTGGACCGATGACTGGAATACCACAATTCAATTTCCCTGCGTTTGATGCGGCGCGTGATGCGTGGAGCGCAGCAGGCTGGGAAGTCGTTAGTCCTGCTGACATGGATCGCCAATACTGGCGTGAACGCTTTCACGAAGAGTTTGATGTCAACAATCCCGACCCAAGTATTAAAGCTGGTGGCGCCATCTATAACGAGTTTCTGCGCATGGACATCGCAGAAATTTCGACTTGTGCTGCCATTGCGTTGTTGCCTGGTTGGCAGAATTCACGCGGCGCCAACAAAGAGCTGCTAGTAGCGCGAATGTTGCAGCTTGCTGTATTTGACGCAATAACAATGGAGCGTGTACAAGACGCTACGCCATCAGCGCGCACCGTGCTTCCGAGCGACGCCGCCGAGCGCAAAGCTATCCCGCTCGTCTCGGGCGTGCTCGATTACTTTCCTGCGGCGCTCGTCGAAGTTGCGCGCGTATCAAAGGCCGGAAACGACCAGCACAACCCCGGCCAGCCGCTGCATTGGTCGCGCGGCAAGTCAACAGATCAAGCCGATACGCTTGTGCGACACTTGCTGGAGCGCGGCACGCTAGATTCTGACGGAACACGACACAGCGCGAAGCTCGCGTGGCGAGCGCTCGCATTGCTACAGCTTGAACTTGAGGCAGAGGGCGCACCGCTCGCACGCGGAGCCCGCGAACCAACACGCACAACTTCTGGAGTATCTGCATGACAAACATTGCGTTTACGGTGGCGGGCTGGGTGCTGCCGATTGTGCTTGGGCCGATTGTGTACTTGTGGGCGAGACAGTTGCTGAACGTAACAACTTGGGTTGACGACTTGCCGCCCATATTTAAGCGGTTCGCGGTCGTGCTCCTCGGGACGCTGGTGGTAGCGGTGCTCAACGCGCTTGGTATCGCACTCCCGCCCGAATGCGACACACTACCGCAAGATGTGACGCAAGTGTGCGTTTCAGCGCTCAGCGGCTCGACCATAGTGCGTGGCGTGACGGCGGCGCTGGTCGCCATGTTCCTGCACGCGCTCAAGAAAGAGCGCCCGACCGCATGACTGATACACACGCATTGCTGGCGCGCGTCCAGTGGGTGTACGCCTCTACGCGCGCCTCCGAGGCGCGACGCCAGGCCGCGCTCGAAGCGAGCCCACAACGCGTGGCGCGCCTGCACGCGGCTGGCGCGAAGCGTGCGCGCCGAAAGGCACGCAACGCGAATTCGCTTGTGCTGCGCTCGCTGCGCCCATGACCGTGCGTCATCTTGTTGCGGCGGTACGGCGCGAACTCGCGAACGATAGCGCGGTCAGCGTGACGGACGCTGAGATTCTGCGGCAACTTGGAGACGCGGTGCTTGAACTGCTTAAAGCGCCTGGCACCGCGCCCGCTGCGCCCACGATATGCGCGTTTCCGCTTTCGACGCTCGATGCGCAGGTGGCCGCGCGCGCGATTGCGCGCATTCGCGCGGCGTCGCTGCAATGACATACATCGGCGTGGTACGGCTTGTCGTCGTGGCGCTGCTCGCGCTTGCGGCAGCGGCGTCTGCGCGCCAGCGCGCGCCGGAGCCGTTGCTGCTGCCATGCATCACACATTACGTGCTGCCTGGGCGCGCCGGAGATCGTGTGTATGTTGAGCTTGATCGCCCAGCGAGCGGGCGCTGCGAACTCGACATCCGCGAGCAGCTCGCGCGCGCGAGGCCATAGCTGTGCCACTGAAACGCGGCAAGTCCCGCAAAACCATTGGCGAGAACATCGCCGAGCTGCAACGCAGCGGTTACGCGCAAAAACAGTCTGTCGCCATTGCGTTGCATGTCGCTGGCAAAGCACGAAAACCACGCAAACGCAAGAAGGCGAAGTGATCGGCGCAGCTCGCTGCACCACGAGCCTTGCGTTCATGCTCTCGTGCGCCGCTGGGTGCTACAATCAGGCGCCAGACGCTAGCGCGCTAGGTACATGGACGCTGCGCAACGTCGCGGGCGACACGCTGCCGTGGAAATTCGGCGCTGACGGAAGCGCGGTTGTTGCTGGCGCCATCGAGTTGCGTTCAGACAGCACGTTTACTGATTGGATTGTGTGGACCAGAGCACAAGATAGCGGCGTGCAGCGCGACTCCATCGTCGGCATCTACGTGCTCGTCGAGGACTCGGTGCTGTTTTGGAGCGCGGAGCGCGGTTTGCGCTACGGCGGCGAACTCGGTGCGCGCACCTTGCTTGTGCGCTGGACAGGGCTGCCGTGGAGATATGCGAAATGAACGCCGCATCGCGCGAAGCGAGCTAGACCGTTCAGAAAAAATATGCCGCGCATTAGCGCGAACGCGTAGTTCTGCGCGCCGCAGCGCCAAGGGGCATGGTGGGGGTCGCGCCAATATGGCGCACGCGCGCGCCAATGTGGCAGCGCCGGGCAGCGCCAACAGGCTGGTCAGCACCAAACGTGTCACTTCGACACGCTAACCACCATAAACGCGCCTAGCCGGTTAGCACGACGCGAGTAACCAGCTAAACGCACGTTAGCTGGCTACTACGTTGCACACTCTCGCAATTTGCACGATTCGTCGCAGGTTGCGGTGTGTCAATGTGATACGATGCGACCGCAAGTGGCCGAAACGCGCGGTTAGTGCGCTTGGCACATATCATGCTATGTGTTGCAGCGCAAGGCATACACTGGCGCAGGACTGACCCGATACTATCTATGGGCAACAGTGTTTAACCTGCGCGGTGTGTGCTTACGCTAGTCCCGATTGGCTAACCCCCTACGGAGCGACAGCAAAATGCACACGAACGCACAACACACCATAGAGCAAGAACGGCGCATGGCGCAGAGAATGCGCGCATTGTGTCACACATCAGACCGCCTTTGGCGTATGGCACTAGCGTTTCCAGCGCGCTCGCCAGAGCGCTCGCTATACGTCGCGTTACAATTCGCAGCGCTTGCTTGTGCTAAGGATATCCAACGCGTCATTGATCCAGCATACGCATAGGCCGAAACGGCGCGCGACGTAGCGCGTCGTCCCGCGGTGACTGCCGCGGCCGATGAGGCCAGCAAGTTATACGCTAGTCCCGACACTAACTCGGAGTGACAGCATGCAAGCGTACAGCGATCCTAGCCGCGAGAATGACCCACACACGCTGCCAGACGTAGAGATATTCTACGCTAGGCGTGGTGAGTTGGAGCTGGACAACGATGGTGAGCCCAGCGAAGCTGGCTGGTACTGGTGGGCCTGCTTTCCTGGATGCCTGCCAGACGGCGAACCTTTCGGCCCATTCGCCACGAAAGACGAAGCACTCGCGAAGATGATTGATGAGCAGTACGAGTAAGCGCTAGTCCCGATTGGCTAACCCTAGCTCGGAGTGACAGCAAATGGACAGAGGCCAGCAACTCACAAACCTGCTCATAGAGTCAGGTTGGCGGCACATGGCAAGCACGCCAGTGCAAGGCACGCCGAACACACTCGACATATGGAGCAAGAACGGACGCATCGTTATTGTCGAGGAGGGCGTAGAGCTGTTCTATCCCAGCTCACAACAGACACTAACGGACTTGGTTGCAGAGGCGAACGCCTACGCGATGGATGCAACGAGCAGCATTGCGTCAAACACAGAATGCTAGTCCCGACAGCTAACCTAGCGCGGAGCGACGGCCAAATGAAATGCTCAGACATGTACATCGGGCAGGAGCTTGAATACGACAACGGAGACGTAACGGCATTTGTTGTCGTGCTGGAGATAGACGAAGAGCATAACCGCGCATATGTCGAGTATGAGGACGCATCTTGTCGTTGGGTAAGCGCTTACGATCTGGACCCGGATTGGGGAACTATAGTCTAAGACCGAAACGACGCGCGAGTCACGCGTCGTCTCGTGGTGACTGCCACGACTGATGAGGTCAGCAAGCCATACGCTAGTCCCGACACCCAAACCGGAGTGACAGCGATGTATAACCGCACGCATTACGAACCCGACGAGCAAGCTTTCCCGCACGACGCATACGCCGTGCGTGGCTACGACGGCGTAGCGTTCTATGTGCTGGGCTGGGAGACAGAGCCAGACGAGGACACGGAATGGTCTGGCTACGAAGTGCGCACTGGCCGTGTCGTGTGCGTGATGATTGGAGACGACCGGAAGCACAGCGTAGATGCTGACGACGTGATACCGCTTAATCCGAGTGCATACTGTCGCGATTGCGGGCAGATTGGTTGTGCGTGCAATGTCTATGAGTGACACACGCGAAGCCTGGTTGACGCGCGCCATTGTGGCGCTGCGCGCACGTTTCGAGGCGGAAACGCTCGCGCTGCCAGAGCACATACACGTAAGCGTCGGGTTCCCGAGTCGTGGTGGGCTACGTGGCAAACGTGGCGCCACGGTGGGGCAGTGCTGGGCCGGAGCGCACTCGATGGACGGCGCGCCGCACATCTTTGTGAGTCCGCTGCACGAGGACGCCATTGCGGCGCTAGACACACTGTGTCACGAGATGGTGCACGCGTGCATGCCGCCAGGCACGGGCCACAAACGAGCGTTTGTGCGCGCGTGCGAGCGCATCGGCCTGAGCGTTGGCCCAGCGCGCTCGCAGTGTGCAGGCTCAGAACTGCGCGCGGTGCTAGAACGTTTAAACGCTGAGCTTGGGCCGTGGCCGCATGCGGCACTGGACGCACACAGTTTGCCGAAAGCACAGGGCGCGCGACTCGTGAAGGTGACGTGTAGGAGTTGTGGTTACGTGGCGCGCGTGACGCGCGTCTGGTTGGACGGGCCGGGCGCGCCAATCTGCCCGCAGGATAACCAGCACATGAAGGAAACATGAACGCGACTGTCGAGCTGTGGACGCTACCGAGCGGTGCACGATTCGCGCTGCTCGACGACGACGGCACGCGACGGCGCACAGGCACATTGATTTATGCAAACGAGTGCCGTGCGCGTGTGCGCTATGACGCAAGCGCGCGTCACGTCGTGATTCAGGACGGCGCACAAGTTGCGGCGGAGTTTGATACGCCGGGCAGGCCAGTCGATATTGCGGCATGTACGATAGTGATGCAGATTGAGTGAGCGCAGTTAAGCTAGTCCCCATTCAATTGGAGGATTAAAGGATGTGGGTATACGTGCGAAGTGAGCCGGAGCTGTGGACAGTAGGCTTTTATGATCCACGCGGTGCGTGGCACAGCGATTCAGACCACACAGACCGCGAAAGTGCCGCAAGGCGCTGCGCGTATCTCAACGGTAATGTACCAACCGCAGTGTTTGCACAAAAAGGCTAGTCCCAAACTCAAACCTTTGGAGCGACGGCAATGAGTGACGATGACAAGTATGTAACACCTAACATGGAAGCAATGCGCCGAAATGCGCAGTATGTGCAAACAGTATTGGCGTGTATCGCTAATTTCATTGTTGGCAAACCGAGCTATTCAAGCGTATCTGATGCACGCTATGCGGTGAACGAAGCACAAGAGCGAATGCACCAGTTAACGAGTAGCTTGGAGGATATATAGATGAGTGACAGAGTGAGCAAGACCGAGCGCGCGGAAGCGCAAGCGAAGTTGCGTGAATGGCTCAAGCCTGGTGACACGGTGCATACGACCTTGCGCCATGTGAGCCGGAGCGGAATGCAGCGCACGATTGAGCTAGTGATTTGTGCGCCGCGCATTGAGCACGACGAAACGCGCACAGTGCCGTATGCGATTGGCTGGGCAGTCGCGCGTGCACTCGACAGGCGTTTCGACCGCGACCGAGGTGGCGTCAAGATTGGCGGGTGCGGCATGGATATGGGATTCGCGCTCGTGTATGAGCTGGGACGCGCGCTCTGGCCGGACGGCGTACCGTGCGTTGGCGAACGATGCCAAAGCAATGACCACAGCAACGGCGACTACGACTACACGCCGCACACAAACGGTGGCAAGCGTCCATATGAGGTGGGCTATGTGGCGCACTGGCACAAGGACGGCGGCTATGCGTTGCGGCAGGCGTGGCTATGAGTGACATACTTTACAAAGTGCTCGGTGAAGATGGTTCTGCGCACCACGGCGGAACTGGTCGCTGGTGCCTGCCATCGGGCAAGAGGCCAGGTAAGTGGATGCCTAGGCTAGATAACATCAAGCCTTGCGTGCGTGGCTATCACGTTTGCGAACCGCACGATCTCATAACCTGGCTCGGCCCGACGATCTATATTGTTGAAGTGCGTGGCGAGTCCATCCGCGACAAGAATAAAACTGTCGTCGCGTCGGCTCGGCTGCTCCGTCGTTGCGCTCATTGGAACGATCGCACCGTGCACCTGTTCGCCGCATCCTGCGCGCGTGACGTGCTGCCTTTCTTTGAGCGCAAACGTCCGAACGACGACCGTATGCGGAAGTGCATCGAAGCCATCGAAGCATTCGCGGAAGGCAAGGTAAATCACATCTTCCTTAACGCCGCAGGAGACGCCGCATGGGACGCCGCAGCGGCCGCCACACGGGCCGCATGGGAGGACGCCGCATGGGACGCCGCAAGGGCCGCCGCCGCCGCAGCGGCCGCCGCAGGAGACGCCGCACGGGCCGCCGCACGGGCCGCATGGGGGGACGCCGCATGGGACGCCACACGGGCCGCCGCCGCCGCAGCGGCCGCCGCAGGAGACGCCGCACGGGCCGCCGCAGCAGACGCCGCATGGAGCGCCGCAAGGGCCGCCGCCGCCGCAGCGGCCGCCGCAGGAGACGCCGCACGGGCCGCCGCATGGGACGCCACAGGAGACGCCGCATGGGACGCCACACGGGCCGCCGCAGCGAACGCCGCAGCGAACGCCGCAGCAGACGCCGCATGGAACGCCGCACGTCAAAACCTGACAGCGCGCCTCATTCACCTGTTGGAAACCGGAGAAGTTCGTCAATGATCACACTCGCACCGACGCCAGACGCCTGGCGGGTTGTGTACAGCATCAATCTGTCGCAGTACGTTGTGGTGTGCGGCGAAATGCGCGTAGCGGCTACGCCCAGCAAGGAAAGCGACCCGAAGGCGCGTTCACGCGCACCGCGATTGTGCGTGGCGCTAAATCGCGTCTATGGCGAGACCACGCCATGAAGTGCGCCGCCCATCCGTCCCTGTTCGGCGGCGACGTGTGGATACCGAAGAAGCCGCGCGCGCAGGCGCGCGTGGTCACGTTGGCCCAGGAGTTGCGCGCGCTACGCGCATGGATGTACAAGCGCGACCGCAATCCGTGGCATGGCTGGAAACCATGTGCGCGTAAGGCCACAATCATCATTAAAGGACGTGTGCATGTGTGTTGCGATCAAGTGGCAGGCGCACGACTCTGGTCCACAACTTGCCGAACCCTTTCAATCAAACAGGAGCCAACGCCATGTACAGCGACAAAGTGACATGGATTCCCGACCATTCCAGCATTGCGCGCTTTCGTGAAAATCCAGAAGCGTTCAGACTGCGCTATCGACTGCACCTACAGCCCGCGACGCCAGACGACAAGATGCGTGCTGGAAGCGCGATTCATGGTGCGCTAAACGCGCTGCGTTCAGGGGTGAGCATTGACGGAGCTGTGGCGCACGGGCGCAAGCTGCGCGGCGAAGGCGCGGGACCGCGCGACGCGGCGCACGTTGAGCGCATCGTGCGCGCGTATGCTGCGCGCTACGCGAGCGAGCCTTGGGAACTGATTGCGAATGAGACGTATGCTGAGGCAATGATTCATGCAGACGCTTGCGTGCCGGGCTTTATGTATTGTGGCATCATGGACTTTGCGGTGCGCTTTCCCGATGCAAGCGAATACGTTGTGGATACGAAATCGACCGGCGCGTATCTCGGCGACCAGTGGGAAACCGCAATGAGCTTGTCTGACCAAATGACGGGCTATGTGGCGCTGCGTCGTGCGCTCGGGCTGCGCTGCGACGGCTATATCACGGATGGGATTCACATCAGCGATTATGTGTCGAAGTCTGGTGCGCCGCCGAAAGTCGATCTTGAGAAAGACTTTGTGCGTTTCGGCCCTGTGCCCGTTCGGGACTGGCGCGTCGAACGCTGGGCGTGGGACTTGCGCTATACACTAGCACAAATAGCGGAGCTGGAACGCACGCGAGGACTTGACACGCCGTGGCCGGTGTATCAGAATTGGCTCTACGGCAAGGTGGATGAGTTTAGAGACTTTTATGCGGAACCAGCGGAATTGCACACGCAAACCACGCAACTATTCGAGCGCCGTGAGTGGAGCCCGCGTCAAGTCGCCGAGGAGCGCGCAATATGAGCCGTTACCATGACTACGTGGTGTCTCGACAAATCGCGGCGCAAGACCACCCATTCTACGCACTGCTTATGGCCGCAATGCGGAAGGCAGATTCAGTCAACACGGAGCTGCTCAAAAAAGCGTGGCCCGAAGTGTATAACGAGCTGCAGGCGCGCTACAGCGCACCTGGTGGGCTGCTGCCCGAGGACCGCGAGCTATTCCGCGACGTTGGGCGTGAAAAACGGTGACCGATGACATCGGCTTTTTGTGCAAGTGGTGTGAAAGCTCTAACGGATGAAAAGTCAGGCACTGAGCGTACACAGCACATTGCTGCTGCAATACGGGAATACGTTCAGCGCGAAATTGATTATCAAGCAGAGCACGAAAAATACAGCGAGTGGTCATTGCTTCCACAGCTAAACCGTCGTGAGTTGCGCGACTTGGCATTGCAAGCGCTGATTGCTGCACTGAACGAGGCACCATGAGCCGCCGCAAGCTCCTGCGCGGGAAGCGCAACAAAATCACGATTCGCTACGAGGCTGGTCGTCCTGCTGGCACAAGCCCTGCGTCACGAGACGACAGAGACTGGCAGTCGGCAACCAAGCACTTCATTCGTGTATCCAGCACGCAACCAGGCAAAGGCAAATGAGTCGCATCTTCTCGCCGGAGTATGGAGATACGGAAGAAAGCAGCGAAGCGCCTTTCGACGTAACCGATGCACTGGTTACTGAAGATGCAGAACTTGCGCGCGCTGCGCTATATTCCGTTTTCATAGCACGGCGCCTCCTTTTTTATGGGAACTACAGTTACGTAGAAGCCCTGTGGCAAAGGCAAACCGCATGACTGCACATCTGATCGGCGTTACCGGGATTCCCGGCACGGGCAAGTCACACTTCGCGCGGAGCGCACGCGCGCTCGGCAAAACCGCTGTCGCGTTGACAGACCCAAAGGAAGCGAGCTTCTACGGCACCGATGGGGTAACGCTGTTCGCCGATCTTGATTGGCGCCCACACATCAACCAATTCAACGCCGATGGACTGACGCGGTTGTTCGCGTGGCTCGACGCGCGTTACAAAGACGACTCGCAATTCGTGGTGCTTGATACCGCGAGCGAAGCAAGCGACCTCGCGATGCACGAAGTGCTCAAGGTTCACGCAACGAACGATCCTGGCGACGTGGGGCACGGACGTGCGTACACAGGCCACGACCAGCAAATCAAGGCGCTGGTAACGGAGCTGCGCCGCATCGCCAGCAAAGGCAAGACTGTTGTGTGCGTGTTTCACGCGCAAATGCGCGAGCTGGAAGGTGCAGGTGCCGCCGCGCGCCGTCCCAGCTTCGGCGACAAAAACAAGCAGGAGTGGCAGTTTGACGATCAAATGCTGCCGGTGATGTGCAGCGCCATTCGGCAACGCATTCACTCAGCGTTCGACATTTGGTTGTACACAAGCCCGCTCGGGTTCGGGCCTGCCCGCAAGTGGTATGTCACGGCGCAAGCTGACAGCGTGCGCCCAGCAAAGCACAGCGTGACATTTAAACCGGGCGTGAATATTGCGCAGATCGAAAACACGATGCAAGCGTTGTTCAACTCACTCGACGAGCCGCCACGCGCGGCGGAGACACCGAAATGACAGACTTCAACATCCCAATTCCGACCGACGACCTCAACGCCAAGCCGGTTTTTTTGATGCCTGCGGGCTGGTATGGCACGACGCTGCAAACGGGCGCCGAGATCGCGCAGAACGATTCTGGCTGGAAGGGCGTCCGCATTCCGTTCGCGGGCTTCACGAGCAAGAAAGACGGCAAGACGTATGAGCGCGATCGGCGCTTTCAGATCACGGTAGAGAATCCAAACTCGGATAAGTCCGTCGAGATTGGACGCCAGCAGGCGACAGCGGTCGCGGTCGCGTTTGGGCTGGCCGAGGACACGACGACGCCAGAGGGCAAGACGGCGAAGCGCATGACGGCAAGCTCGCCCGAAGAACTCGTCGAGCAGTTGAACAGCGTCGCTGGCTCGCCTTGCGATGTGTACATCACGACGAAGAAACGGAAGCGTGACGGCGCCGTGGTGATGCGCGACGATGGGCAGGGGCCGGTGATAGACAACGAAGTGAGTCGCGTAGCGGCGTTCGGCGAGGGCAAGTAGCGCGCGCTATTTGCTGTGCCGCCCTGACAGACGGCGTAGGAACCCGGCACGAAAACTATAAGTAGTCTGTTCGACGATGGCGCTGAGTCGGTTGAAACCCTGCGTCTCCGAGCTGTGAGCTTGTGCGTTCGCAATCAGCGGGAGTTGAGAAACGCTCTGGCATGCAAGGGTAGCGAAAGCCACCACACGGGGTACTGTTACGTCGCAAGCGTACAGGATGTGAGGTTCAAATCCTCACCTTGCAATTTTCTACAAGGAGTTGACGCTTGTATATGGCCCCTGAGTTGGGCGCAGGTCCGCTCGACGCACCGCTGTGGCTCATTGGACGCGACTATGGCGCCGAGGAACACAAGGCGCGCCAGCCGTTTGTTGGACAGGCTGGTTACGTATTGAATGCGGCGCTCAAGTCTGCTGGGCTAGATCGTGCCGCCGTGCGTATCGACAATTTGGTGCCGGTCCAGCCGCCAGGGAACGACTTCGCCAGACACACACCAAGTGATGTGTTGTGGGGAAGCGAACGCCTGACGGCGTTGCTTCGCGAGCATCGCCCACGCGTCGTCGTGGGCTTCGGCAACGAAGTATGCAGTTTCCTTGTCGGAGAGGCGTGGCCCAGCGATGGCATCCAAGAGCTGCGTGGGTACTTCTGGGACGGCCCGTTCGGGCGCGTGCTCGCAAGCGTGCATCCAGCGGCGGTTTTGCGCGAGTGGACACCGTGGCGCGCGCTGTTGGACTTCGACATGCGGCGTGCCAAGGCCGAGGTTGACTTGGGCGCACCGCCGCTTGTGCAGCGTTTGGTGCGCATCGTAACGCATCCGCTGGAGTTGGGTGCGCTCCAGAAAGCAGCAAAGCACGCACAGCTGCTCGCCGTAGACATCGAAAACACGCACGAGCTGGTGCTTGCTTGCGTCGGCTTCGCACCTAGCATTGACGAAGCGTGGGTGATACCGGCGGTCGAGGGCTGGCAGCTCGATGCGATACGCACGTTGTGCGAATCGGCGACGCCGAAAGCGCTCCAGAACGGCCAATACGACCGCTTCTTTTTGCAGCGCTTCGCTGGTATCACACTACGCAATCAAGTGTTCGACACACAGCTCGCGTGGCACGCGCTCAATCCCGAGCTGGCAGGCAAGAAAACCGCTGTGAGTCACAAGAAGGCGGGCGGGAAGCGCACAGCAAAGTCACTCAAATTCCTTGCGTCGATCTATCTGCGCGTGCCGTATTGGAAATCGTATGACTTCGCCGACGAGATGGAGCGCTATATGCTGTGTGGTAGGGACTGCTGTAATACGCTGGAGATTGCACAGAAGCAAACCACGCAATTCGACATACCACATCAACCGGACCTGACACATGGCTATCCAAGCACGTAGGCTGCTGAAACTCGCGGCGTTCCTTGAGAAGCTGCCGCGCGCGAAGTTCGATTTCAGTATCATAGTTGACCAATCAGGGCTGCCGATGCTCGAAGCGCTGAAAGCAGGTAAGCATCCCTGTGGCACCGTCGCATGCGCGATGGGCTGGATGCCTGCGGTGTTTCCAAAGTACCTCAAGTGGGATGATCCCAAAGAGCCATTCGGTGTGCGGTGGCGCAAGAATAGCAGCGACAATACCTCGGATGTCGCCCGAGAGTTTTTCGGGCTGAGCTATGAGCAGGTATACTGGCTGTTCTTTCCGAATTCGTCAATTTGGGCCGAAAAGGACAACGGCCTTACCGATGACGCAACGCCGAAGCAGGTCGCGCGCCACATTCGGCGCTTCGTCACGAAGGTCAAGGCGGGGGCGGAGCTTCCGGCGTGACCCTTCGCGCCATTCACGACTTTGAGCTAGCTCTGCTCGATCCCTGCATCGCGATGACCACGCGCGGCATTCGTATTGACGAGGCGCGCAGGCTTGCGATGCTCGCGGAGCTGCGCGCTGTGCGGGCGCCGCTCGAAGCCGCCGCGAGTGCTTATGTGACGCAGCATGTGTTGGTTGCGCAGGCCGAGCGTTTAAACGCGAGCGGCAAAGCGCACCTGTTTCGCAAGCGCGTTGTGTGTGCGTGCTGCCGAAACGGTAAGGCGAAGCGCGCGGCGTGCTGGAGTTGCGCGGGCTTCGCGGAGAAGCCAAGCAAGAAGCAACTTGCTGCACGAATCGCTGAGTATGAAGCGTTGGATGCTGCACTCGACGGTCCCGACGATGAACCGAGCGACTATGCGCTTATGCCGTGCTTGAAGTGCGGCGGCGCAGGTGCCTCAGAATTGCTCGTATTCAACGTTGCGTCGCCCGCGC